GCCGAAACCGAAATGATCGCCAAGTTGCTCCGTGAACAGGAGCGCGATGGTTGGCGAGTCGAAACCAATATCGAGAATGTGCCGAGCGAAACAGGTCAGTACGCCTTGCGAGACGGTCTCGCTAGTAAGGGATGGGGTGTTAGTTGGAACATGCGGAAGTCCATTGAGCAATCCTCATGGTTCAATAACATGAAGCGCCCGATCTTCATGTGGCTTCCTGATACCGATGGGAGCGCAGCACTATGGCTCGACAATAAAATTCGCTGCTCGCGCTGCGAGGGTAAGCCAATTATCGATCTGTTTGAAATAGACATTCACAACCGCGAAGTCCACGGGGATCTAGAAGATTTGGACTGTTGCGAACATTGTTGGCATTGAAGTGATCCACAACTCCACTTTATCCCGCTCTACACCTATGAAGCGCAGCGGAAGGCTGCGGCCTAAGAAGGTCTATTTGTTCGTAGGCAAGAAGACGAGAGCCTGGGTCAATGCCCGCGCCAGGTTAAAGAAGAAGTTTGCGGCAATGGGGATCACGACCTGCGAGTTGAAGTACCCAGAATGTACACACGATAACTTTTTGTCCTTTGCTCATGGAAAAAAGCGGCGTCATTTAGTAGGCGATGAATTAGAAACTCTCGTTTGTTTGCTCTGCCAAAATTGCCATTCCAGAATAGAACAAATGCCAGAGGCCGCGATGGAAGCGATTGTTAGGAGCGTGATAGCGGAAAGAGCCATGTGATGACACTAACTGTGGAATCAATCAAGGAGATGCTGAAGAAGATTACGCCCGATTGGAAATTAGAGCGTTCAGAAGGCTCAGACATTTGCAAGATCGTGGTAGGGAACGGGCGTTGGCGCGATTTCGAGCACCATCTACCAGAGAACGCTGAGTTCATCATCGCCTCACCCACTATTGTCCGATACCTACTGGAGAGGCTGGAAGAAGCGGAGCGTGAGAAAGAAGAAGTCAATGGTCATATCGAGGGCTTGCTACGGCGTCTATCAGACACGCAAGGTCAACTTGACAAATGGAAAGGCCGGGCAAAGGCATTCCATGAAGGCTATCTCGATAAGGCATTTGAAGTGACCGCGCTTGAAATTCAGAAGCTAGACCTCCAGGCGCACGGTGTTGATAAAGTGACGGCTCGCGTCAACGAGTCACTAAAAACAAAGATGCTGGCTGCGTGTATCGAGCGCAACGAAGCAAGGGAGCAAGTCGCCGAACTCCGCTCCCAACTCTCTGAAGCAAGGGCTGAGATTGAACAGTTGCGAGAGTTAAGTTATGCGGTGCTTCCGAATTGTCTTTACGATCAACTACTGATCAGCGCGGCCTATACAGCTTTCTTAAAGCTGCTGCTACAGAAGGAGATGAGTGATGGCTAAGACAAGAATGTGCAAACTGCCCGACCATGATGTTTTTGAGTTGATTTGTGGCTATCCGCTCCCGTGCCCGTGGCATGATAAAGCGACTTGGCTTGATGAGTTATTCGCTGATTGTAGAGAAGGTAATCACGGAGAATGTCTATTCCAATGGCCTAATCCACTACTGACCTGTGACTGTCCATGCCATAAAGAATCTTGGGATGCAGGTTACATCAGGCGGGCAAAGGAAAAAGATGAAAAAGAGCGCAACGATGAGTCCGAAGGACAGCAACCATGAGTAAGCCAGAGAAAGCACCTGAGAAGATTTGGATCACCTGGGATGACAGGTATGCGTGGGACATTCCTGAGACGGGCGGAACTGAATATGTTCGTGCCGACCGCACCTACGCAGACGGAGTAAGAGACGCAATGAAGGTCTGTAATGACGTGGAGGCGGAATGGCTAAAACTAGCGCAAGGTAGTCTACCAGATGATGACGTTCAAGGATATTTTCGCGGGGGTCAACATGGAATCGCGGAGGCGGTCAAACAAATCCGCGCCCTGCTTCCTGCTGACGTAGTAGAGGAGAAACATCTCACTAATGCTGCCGAAGTGGAGAAATAAAAATGAAACCGTTTCATTGGCTTTGGTGCGTACTTATTGCTGGGCACAATTGGAGCGATGCTGGCGATTGGTTTATGTGTTGGCGTTGTAAGAAGCTGGTAAAACTCCCATCGTGGAAATGAAACGACAGTATTCCAAAGAAGAGTTGGAGGCGCTGCCATTTCGCCCGAGCAAGGACATGGAGCGAAAAAAAGCAGAGTGGAAAAGGAGACTCTCCGAATCTAAACGGAGGCGTGATGCTCGAAAGCGGCTTAAAACCGAAGGAGAAAACGATGGCAAATAGAAAACGTGGTAAGAACAAAGAGTTCAGATGCGACACGATTGATGAACTGCGTCGCGCTTTCGATGAAATCAAATCCGTGGTCGCGGGCGACACGCGGTTTATGGCACAAGCCCTAATGTTTCTTGCGGAGCGATCCGTGGTGAGCATTCCGCGCGTTCAGCGCAAGCCTACCGAATGGCAACGATTCTTCGCTAAAGGCATGAAGGCCGGTAAGAGTCCGGCCCAGATTGCCGAAGAGTGGCGTACACGGCCACGTCTGCGGAAGGCGGGTTAACAAATGCCGCGCAGACCGTCACTGATCGATCTTGAGAGGCAATGCCAAGTAACGCTCATGCTTCTTCCCTACGTTGCGGGGTTACCATTCCTAAATGATGAAGCAATCGCCAGAGTGTTTGGGCAAACAATGGCGATACGTAACTGGCTGGATGCAATCCCGACCATCCCGACTCTGCCAGAAGTGATCCTGCAAAAGCATCGTCGAACTAAGGAAGAACAGCGGGCTCACTGGCGAGAGAAGAAACGAGAAGAACGAAGGCAGAAACGAGCACGTGAATATTTTGAACAACTCGAAAGCCTTGGATACAAAGTTATAGTTGAGCCACAGAAGTAGCGAGCAGTCGTAAAACCGAAGGAGAGGTGAATGATGACTAAAGAGATGGATAACTTAAACATTGAGCTAGTCCATGTTGATGTAGAGCCATTTCATGGCGTTCATAAGAACGACTTAGTGTGTTGGCCCGGCCGTAGCAAAAACTGTGGAAGACCAAGGGAATGGGCTGTATTCCATGATGAAAATGAGGCGAAAGCCTCCTTCGACTATCTCACCTCCATTTACATTGGAACGTGCTCTGAACACTTACCGCTGGCTTTACACTATCACCCAACTGCGTTGAATTACATACGACCATATCCCGGCCATATCCCTACCACTCAAAAGGACGTTTGAGCCGCGGAAGTAGAAACCGAGATTTGACCTTCGCCCCCAAGGGTGAGCAGTCGTAAAACCGAAGAAGAGGTGAATGATGGAAGAACAGCTTAGAATTATTTCTTCACAACTATTGGTTATTCAGTTCGTGTTGGGCGTTCAGTTAATTATCGTCGCTGCTTTACTAGCAGGCATCCGCAAGGCTCTGACCACTTAGAAGGGAAGTAACGCCTTCGCTTCTTCCAAAGGGGGCAGAGGGAAAGGAGAAAAATGATGGGAATGAAATTTTCAGAGGACCATGGTCATCTATACGACGTAGTAGCCGTCAGTCTTGATGACCATAGTGTTATTTGGGTTGAGGAAAAGAAGACTCTACCTAATGCGGAGGCGGTTGTTGCAATGGCCGTGATGCGGCAAGGCGTTGAGGATAGGTTCTTTGTGCCAGTAGCCGCAGGGCAATACAAGGAAGGTGATAATTATATCGGCGAGATCAAGAAGGAGAATTGAAAATCTCTCCGCTCGCACGGCGGAGATAGGGAGGAAGCTTGCGGCGGTCATTGAGGGTGGTAGCCGTCAACGGTGCATGGGCGTTGGATGATTGAGCAGTACAACGAATGTCCAGCCAAGCGACCTGAGCCGCCGCAGTTCTCTCTTCTCTTTTGAAGGAATGGGAAAGGAAGCGATGAGAAATTATCTATTAGCCTTTGGCGGCGTGTTTTTTACCGTGTTATCTGCGAGTACGTCGATAAGTATCGTGCTCAAGAATTACGGACTTTATGAGGACGTCTCAAGGCCCGTATTGGCATTGCTGTGCTTTGTTTGGATGCTTTTGGCAGCGTTGTGTTTCGGTTCGCTGACCACCGCGCAGCAGAGGAAGGAGTAAGAGTATTTTGATTTGGTAAATATGAAGCTGGTTACGCAGCAAGTGGCATCTCAACGAGACAGACAAGCAGAAGAAGAAACAGCGAAAGCGGAATGCGTACGTCGCTGGCCGACTCTTAACCTACGCTGCGAGGCACGCTACTACAACGGGAAGGTTGAGGGCTACGTTATCATGCAGGACAAGTTGGACTACGGTCGTCCGCGGTCGGTTGGTTATGGCAAGTCTGCGTCCGATGCTTGGCGTGATGCTCTTGGGCGGTTGGATGACTAAGCAGCCTTCAACGTGAAATGAAAACCAAGAATCTTTGTTACGATCAAGGTAAAGCAGGAAAAGAACTCGCTACCGGATCGGGTTTGAACTCTCCGAGCCGCGAAGCGACGGAGTAACTTGAATGGAGGGGAGGTTGCGGTGAAAATTAGTGAACAGGCCAAGCGCCTTGAGAACGACGGGCAACTAGACGACGCGGTTGTTTGCTACTGGAAGGATGAAGACGGGCTTTGGTGGGTGTACCTTCCATATTGCGGCTCGGGCGTCATATCGAAACATACAACCGAGGAACATGATGACGGAACGATCAGCGTTACACCTTCCATCTTAATGACAGGGCATAACCACGGCGAGCCCGTTACAAGGCACGGTTATCTTACTAAAGGCGTTTGGAACGAATGCTGACAATTTAGGTTATGGCAAAGCTAATCAACAACAAGGTCTATCTATCACCGTTCGAGGCAAGCGCAGTGCTGGGAATTAGCTACAAGACGTTAGAGCGTTGGGTTGACGCTGGGGGCATGAATGTATGGGCACAACAAGGAGCGCGGCGGAAGAGAGTTTGGAAACGCCTTGCTATAAAGCGAATCGTGACGCCGACCGGCTATCGGCTTTACGAACAAGCGAGCATTGATGCGTTACGAAATTCGTTTGAGAAGCCTTCAACGTGAAATGATCGCAAACTTAATACGTGGAAAGCCACGGTTCTTTGCAACCTAAAACTTAAATTCTTGAATTGAGGGTTTGTATGTCCACTAATTCAGTAGAAGCTATCAGAGAGCGACGGGCGAATAACTACGTCAAGATAGCACGAGCAAGTCACTACGCCACTGTAATGCTGGGCGACATCGGTTATCTTCTCTCTGCTTTAGAAGCAGCACAGCAGGAGAATGAACGGCTGCGAAAATGGCAGGCAGGTTTGCAGGCTACAACGCTTTCCACGCGCAAGCGAAAGCGGTAATAATCGGGCTGTTGGAAGCGATGAAAGGAAAGTAATGTCCACCAATGAAGAAGATAGAAAGAAGGCCGCAGAGATTCTGCTTGCCAATAATTTGCCAACACGATTTACGGAACGGCATGTCTCCGCACGCAATAAACAATTAGCTGAGGACATCGCCGCTGCCCTTTCAGAAGCCCGCAGCCAGCAACGAGAGGTAGGTAGACAAATGTTAGCCGCTGAATTATTGGGTCATCTGGATCGTACAACCAGCACCACGGCGGCGTTCCATTTAATCAAGAGTCTTTGTCAGGTTGAGTTGGGACTTGAACCGAATTCGTTAGGAGTGGTGATTGAAGAAGAAGCGCACAACAACGGTTGAGATTATTGAAATCCCGCTTGAATTCGACGGCGCAATGAACGTTGCGTGGAAACGGGCACGGCAACTCAGTTGGGGAATGCCACTCTTCATGCTGGAGGCAATGAAGCCGATGCTAGTTTCGATCTACATGCAAGGATGCGTTGACGGCTACGAGGCGGCTATTCGCAGTGAAGGGAAAGGTTGAAAATGACTAAACCAAACGATTTTGTTTCTCAACTAGCACACGAGGCAGCAGAGAAGATCGTCGCTGCTTTGTACGCACCAACACGATTGCCAATGGCAGAACTCCAAGAGCAAGTCGCTTCCATTATCGAATCAGTCTTTGCTGGCTCTCACGTGCCCAATAGACAGAGTATCTTTCCAGAACCAATACCGACTGAACCTGCGAATACTTCAATTGTGACTCTGGAATCACATCAAACGTCGCGAAAAACTTGGCCATAGACAATTGTACATTCGAATCGTGAAAGGGTCAGTAAAAGTATCCAACTATATCTACGGAACAGATTTCTGTGCTTCCATAAGCTGCATTCGGTTAAGACGTGGTATATCTTTCCACCAAGTCCTTCAACCATTGGAGTTGTGACTCTACTGGCGAGTAATACGGGTGTGAAGCTTGGCTTATTTCACTCAAAAAGAACTTCCTATCTTCCTCTGTCATTTGGGCGTAATTTGGACGCAGTAATTCAATGCACCGCCGAGCATCTGCTGCACTTTCTCTGTCAACCACTATCATTCTGCGTTCCATATTATTTACCTCTCTCCTTAATCATCTAATAGAAATATCCGAAAATATCTACCGTGCAGAATCTAGAACTGCCGTAAGCTAAGTCAGCTTGCACTTGAACTTTTGCCCCATTAGCAACTACTCGTGGTACATTACTGCCCGGATTTGATGTTAAGGCGACAAGGAAATGAGCTGCATTGTTAGCATTGGTTGTCGCCACCCCACCACCAAGAAATGTGCCACCAGCGCTCTCCTTGATATAAAGTGCGGTAGTTGAGCCACCGTTGAATACTCCAGATGAAATAGATCTAAACCGAGCGAAGGTAGGCACGAAATTCAGACCAGAATTATTAGTCCAAGCATCTTGAACAGTTCCTATATTCAAATTCATTTCAAAGCTGGCAACCAAAGTTTCAGCATATCGAGACACTTGTGAAATTTTGGCACGAAAAGCAATGCCATCCCAGACCTTCCCAACAGCTAATGTCGAATCCCAAACCTCGACACCAACATGATCAGCCTCTTCGCCCGAGTAGAGGCCAGCAAGAATTGCAATCTGTGCGGTAGTCAGTCTCTGAGGCCAGCCAATCGAAGGCATTAAGTAACCAGGAGTACTAACACGGGTAATCGTGCCGCTGAGGGGGATAAGTACATTTGTATCATCCATGGCAACATAACGGAACTTCTGGGTGTCGTTGTCTATGAATATTGACCCGTTAGCGCCGTCCATGCGATTGCCGGTAAATATGAAACCATTCCCAGCTCCTCTCATTCGCACGGCTGTGTGCGTCACATTGGTGCCTACAGACATATAACTATCTATTAAAGTAAGACCGTTGCCCCTCCACTCTATGCACACCCCACCATTAACATTGGCGTCCCACCAGCCGCAGTTTTCCAAGATCAACTTGTCAGCGTTAGCCCCCGCACCGGCGCCATCAAGCACACCCGATTCATTGACGCCACATGCTATACCTTGAGCTTTTCCACTAGCTCCCGGTTCAAACGTAAGGTTCTCCCCTTTCCAATGGATGCGGGGGTTAGCTATCGCATAATAATTATAAAGGCCGAACCACACATCATTGATCTTGTTATCATTAGAGTAATCGCCTCCGAAATTAGAGATACCGAAATTGGACCAATAGAATTGCCCATCACTGATTACCGCGCCATTCATGCGGGCAAGGTTTACTCCGCTTCGTGCGTTGATTGCGCTTGGGAATGCGCCGCCACCGCCAATGAAGAAGTCATTAACTTTTAGGCCATAACTATGTCCACTTGGAGGATGGCCGATAACATCACCAGTGAAACTTGAATGTGTGTAACGAATCTCGATCCCGTGGATTGTGAGGCTATCACTCAGATCATCATCAATCAGCGGGTTTGAACCGGAAACGTTGAAGATCAAAGCGGACTGTTTTCCACTTGGTGAATTTGTACGTCCACCACTTGTAGTAGCGCGAAGCTCCATTGACGATGTGCTGGTAAGATCTAACGATGAAGTTGAATAATAGGCTCCTGGGCCAAGCTCAACCGTGACCGCGCCGATGGTTTTTGCCGCTGCAATTGCTGCTCGTAACGCGGTTCCGTTATCTGTGCCTGTTATGCCATTCCAATCACCAACAGTACCCCACCAACAAGTGTGGATTACTCTTAATAAGTGATTGTCAACGAAAGACATTGTTCCTTGTGAGGCAAGAGCATTATAAAAAATCTTTCGCAGTGGCCAGTTAGAACCATCACTTAAAATTATCACTGTCTGCCCGGTAGTTATATTGAGCGAACCAGCCCCTACAAACTCCAGCGTCAAAGTTGTAGGGACTGTGACGTTTGCTCCATTAGGAAATAGAGAGGTAGAGATGCGAAGGGTCGAAACTGCCGATCCAATAGCTGTGATCGCGGCAGACAGACTAGCGTAGGAAGTATCTCTGTAGACATTTGCGTCCAACCATAAAGAGTTATCTACCGCTAAAAGACTCTCTCTAAGTTGAGGAACCAGATTGTGAGGATCGGCATCTGGAATGGGTATTGCTAAATTTGGAGTCGTATCCATTATGGCAAAGTTATCCTAACTGGAATTCCATCAGGTTGAGGCGATTTGCCTTTTTGGTAAATTTCGAGATTTAAGCTCGACTGTAAACTTCCGAAGTCTGCTAGTTGTTGCCTGCCAGCATAGATTGTACTCGGCAACAATGCTCCACCAGCGGTGATGTTTCTGACAGAAAAAAAGTCATTCGTTTTTACTGTCAACCTCAAGGGGAATGGAAATGTTCCCGTGCCCGCTAAAATCAGTATAGGTTTTTGCCCTTGATTTGGGTTGAAATTCACATAGACACGATATTCCGTACCACTGAGCAGGAAAGTGTATCGTGGTCCGAGTCTGATATAAGTAGTTTGGCCGTACAGAATTGGCCCAGCTCGACCAATATCAACATTGTCGCGAGTCCACACTATGACCCCAAAACTCTTATAAGTTTCCAACGCAGTTCCAGGTTGCGTACCTTCAGTCCATTCTATTGATATTGGCGCATTTACCAATGTGGGCACGAATGGAGCGGTCGTATTGGTTCTCGTCTCCAAAGCAAGCATCGGGTTTCCGAAGTCATGCGCCCAGGCATTGGCTTGATCTACTAATTCAACGGTAGAAGGATTCTGGAACGTAAAATCGAACCGGGAGAATGTTTCAACCAACGGTTCCACGGTCATCGCTGTGACATTTCCGACTACATTATTTTTGTTGAAAGTGCCGGTTGTATAGCTGCCGGGCCAATTACCTTCCCAACTTTCTTCTGCAACTAATAGCTGAACCCCGTGATTGGTTCCAGTAGTTGCAGGTAGCGTGCGCTTTAGAGTGACGAATCCGCTGGTCCATACCCCTACGGCATATTGAGCGGGCTCTTCGTCAGGTTTTGGGTGACCTGTGAATTGTGTAAACCAATCACCACTACCATCCTTGCCTCCTGTTATGTCGCTAACCTTGCGCGGTCTCCAAGTGTTACCTGTCCATGTGAATGGAACGATGGCAGCGTCATCCAACGACTGCCCAGAGGTTACTGCCCGATAGTTATTTTCAATGTTTAGATCCTCAATCAGCAAAGGTACAAACCGGACTGCCGCGTCCAGAAAGACAAACCGCTTTCCTGTAAAAGAATCCGCGACACGGTCTTCCGTATCCCGCAGGCCGTTTAATAAAGTAGTTAACTGCCAGCGGTTTGGATAGCCACCTAACTTAGTGGCAGTACCAAAGCGAAAGACCATATCGCCAGCCAAACCCGGATTAGCACCGTTAAGTACATCGGCTTTAGTAACGCTCGACAGACTCTGAGTCGTGTTGTAAAGATCAACGACAATCTTTCCGAGGTTAATGAAGTTGGTTCCTGTTCCATTTGAGGTGAGATTGATTGCCGTTCCGCCCAGCGTCGCTGCCAGCTTGAAAGTATCGCTTGACTTGTCGCGCACAAAATACGGCGTTCCAGCAACTAAAGGCGCGGGCAGAGCGCCTCCGGTATTACCAACAGTCACTTCATTACCGTTAACTAATTGATTGCTAATGCTGGTCAGTAGATCCGTTGTCGAGTCTGCCGTGAATACGATGTCTATAACTTCCGGATCGGGATAAAGATCCGAAGCACTAACAATTGTTCCCATCGTCCCTGGTAAATTAGACTCAGAGAGCTGATACCACTCATTGTTTCTTTCAATATCGAGTGCAAAGCCCGGCCACGATTGCCCAACGTTTGTACGTGGCGTGCCGACCATGTAAAACCCAACCCCATTGTTAGTTGTTTCATCGCCGTCTCGAAGCAGAGGTGTATCGAGAAACAGCGCAACGGTCATCGCCGGGATTGGAACTACAGGTTTTTCATAGGAGTAAGGATCTACAACTGCTGATTGATCGAACAATGGCTCGTCTAAAATAATTCCTTCGCACTCTCGTATTCCTATCCCACCTGAATCCTTTGCGTGCAGGATCGTATAAGTAAATCCATCTGATAACGTGGCGGTGAAGATAGACCCAACATTGATCCATAGATGCTCCCAGGAAAGAACATACTTGCAGGGCTTTTCAGTGTAGCGGCGGTAGACCTCTTTTTGGGCTAAGGCTTGGGCTTCTTCGCGGGTTAAAGTCCACTGAAGATCCAAAGTGGCGCTATCTTCTCCAACGGTAATCTGTCTCCCATATCCCTGAAGTCCTGGCTCGCCATCTCGATCGAGATCGACATACTTAACATCTACCCTTCTCACTAGATCGGTTTCGTTTGGCTCAATCGCGTCGATTAAGGTCAGCGGGCCATCTTGGGTTTCTTCATCATCACTCCAAGCAAAATCTTTATCCGTTAGAGTGGCAACAGAAGTAAATGGGTACTTCGGTTTACCAACTAAGATCCCCTCTTGTTCTGCGTAAATGACATCGAAAGGAATTTCCGCCGACTGCATTGGTTCGCGCGCCTCGAACTTCGACCCCATGATTCTCAATCCCCGAGGTGTAATTGTCTCCAGAGCCGAAAAGTCATAATCCCCAGAGTCAATTCCTACCCGCGAACACATGAATGCGCACATTTGGGCCAGGTTCTTTATCGTGTCATGCTCTAAAAGCGCGATACGATTCGGAATTACGCCTCCCCAACGTGTTAGATAAAATGCTGAGTCAACCTCATAGCACCTGCCTCGATAAGCAGGAGTAGATCCAGCGCCATACTGAGCATCTATTGCGGCCTCATAAGTAGGATCAGGGAGTTGAGTTGTGTTGCCAGGATAGATTGCAAACTGAGCGTTGCCACCATGATTTATTGTCCCTGTATCACCTCCAGTTGGCTCTCTATCCGGTAGTCCATTCCATCGATCAAACGGCACGTCATAATCGGTAGTTGGATCGGGCGGCAGCTCAGGATCGTAGGTTGTATCGGCGCCAATCGCCGGATCAAGCACCCCGGTTGTGCCTGTGGTGTGGCCAGGGAAAGCGTAAATCTTGTCTATTCCGACGTTGTAAGTTGAGGACTTGTTCTGAATCTTGACCGTGTTATCGCCATCATTGAGGGAGACTGCTACCGTATGGGCAAGATAGACCTCATTCGTTGGTGCTAGGTTGATGCTTTGGGGCGCTCCACCATTGATCGTAAGCTCGATCGGGAACGTGCCGCCCGCGGATGTGCGGTAGTAGATTGAGAGTTGGCGGGTAGCAGCTCCATTAGACTTCACATTATTCCATTGAACGCTTCCTCCATTTCCTCCTCCGCCATTCTGTAAAGTTACCTCATTGCCGCCAGAAGCATTGTCGTAGGCAACAATCTGATACGGAGTTGTATAGCTGGAGGCTGACTCACCTTCATAACTTGAGACTTGGCCGTATAGATCAAAGATCACGTCTGAATTTGCTTTACTTCTCAGAACTCTGTATGGCCCTTTATTGGCCAAGAGCAGAAGCCAGTCGAGATCATAAGTGGTGGTTCTGGTTTCCGTGGTCGTACCACCACCACCGAATTTGCCTCCACCTGATTGTTGGGTCGTAGTCGAAACGTGTTTGCGAATTCCACTCGTCCATCCAACTATCGCCGGCACCCATGACCCTCCATAGCCATCCGAAAGCATCCCAAAATAAACTTCAGGAATAAGGACGCCAAGTTCAGAGTTGATAACTAATTCGCCAGTACGACGGCCGCGCTCTTCGACGATCTTCTGACGAGGCGTTAGCAGGGTTGTGAGGATCGTAGTTGCGGCTGTAGTGGCAGCACTGACAATCAATGAAGTAAGAATGACTGAGCCAGTGATCGGGTCAGAAACCCTACCGCGTTCTAAAGCTTCCTCAAATTCTTGCTTCTTCTTTTCAGCATAAAGTTCTAGGCGTTCGAGCAAGGCTAGGGGCTTAGGCTCGTATTTTATGAGGGCTTGCGACTCGTCTTTATTCATCGATGCCTCGAACCCTCCAGATCGAATGTGTCCGTTTTAGCCACCTTTGATCCATCCGATGTTCCACCACTCCGTGCTTCTCGTTTCCTGAATGGATAACATAATAGACTCCATCACCTCTCTGTTCTGTGTAGATACCTAAATGCCGTGGCACATCTGGCGCGCGCAGATGCTCATCGCAAAACGCTAAGATGTCCGCAGGCTTCGCCTGACTCATGTCTGGCGCTTCCCATCCCACGTTCCCAGTTACAAAGTCGAGGTTCTTTTCAAGTAGGGCGAGCATTAATGAGCCATCTTCGCGCCGGCGATAGTTGCGGACGATGTCTACTACCTCTGTATGTCCCGCTTCTCGAAAGACGCCTTCAACAAACCCTTCGCAGTCTGCTCCAGTCTCTTTGGAAGCGCCTTGATGTAACCAGCGCACGCCTTTCCAGGAGCGGGCTATTTCTATAATTTGTTCGCGGGTAGTTTTTACAAGAAGGTCTACACTTGATGGCATGGGAATAAATTAGGCAATTGCCCTTTCAAACATTTCATCAAGTTCTCGCTCACGCATCTTTGCAGTTCGATAGTTAAGACGGCAGGTTTTACAGAAAAGCTCTTTGCGCTTCTTAGGCCCACGACAACCAATGCAATCAATGGGCGTATTGGGCGTATTTCGCCTTTTACCCTTCGGATATATCTTCTTAGGGTGGTTCGTTGCTATTGGCGAAGCGATATTGTGTGCCATGTGCGCTTTGCGGGTTTGTGCTGAAGCCTTAGTGTTAGCAGAGGTTTCATCTGCCCCGAATTGACCGGGTTGACAAGGCGAAGTCAGTTACGCCCGGATTTCAGCTTCAGACCGCCAGTTCCCTAGCTGGCATTTCAAACCACTGGCCCTCACCCAGTGCGCTTTAGGCTAGTCTGATTTTCAGGGACTCAGACTCTTAAAGAACCTTTGCGCTTTCTCTAGGATCGTGTGTTATGATTATCCCGCTGAGATAGCGCAACTCTTCGCTGAGGGTTGTTAAGAAAGGGTCAGTCCAGAAATGGCTGGCCTTTTCTATTTCTCAGCGTAGCGTGCTTTGGAGATTTATTTTGGGCGTGTTAGGTTTGCTTCGTGGGACACTTTAGAGATAGCATTCCCGCACCATGAAAGCCTTGCCGTTTCTGTTTGGCATACTTCTTATTTGCGGCTGTACGATGCAGTCACCAAACGCAGCGCAAGATACTTACGATATAACTTACGAAGTACTTGGCTTTGGTGCTAACTCCGCTGACATTGCTTATACAAATGAAACCGGCGGAATGGAGTTTAGGAACACGCGGATTCCCTGGGCGCATAACATGGTAGGAAAACAGGGAGATTTCTTATATCTTTCGGCCCATAACACAAAAGGCGTAGGCGGTGTATCAGTGCGAATTTCAGTTAATGGGAAGATTCGTAAAAACGCGGTAGTTGAGGGAAGCGGTATTGCCACGGCGGATTATCGCTGCTGCGAATTTTGACTAACTCTCGGGATATTTTAATGTGAAACCAAGGCTAGGAATATCCCACTCAGCCTGGGCATTGAGAACAGCTTCTGCGCTTATCAACTTACAATCCTCCCGCGTGCCTTTCAGGCCACGACTTACATCCAAGGTCTCCGCTGCGGTTATCGTTGCGGGTAGCGGTAACTGAGTGACTATTTCAGTGCGTGTGCCGCCATCCGTGGTTGTTGCTGACTTAATCTCCATCGGAGGGTAAACAGCATTTGGCCCACTAGTAAAATCCACCAAACCGTTAACTAGGTAATCCGCATAAGGTTGAATATAAAGAACTTTGAATGTCCGTCGATCTGTAACTGATGACACGCTGGTTGCGTGCGTAAATGCTGCGGCAGCAGTGCTACCTATCAATTCGGTTAGCGTTCTTTGCCGAGCTACATTACTCGTAAGATCGCCAATCTTCTGTCTCAGTAAATCAGCGATTGAGCGGAACTCCAGCTTGAAAGCAAAGTTGCCCATTGGTTCGATCTTGCCAACATAACCCTTTTGTTTCCTGACTGTTCCCAATGACGTATCTCGATAATCGATGATGATCTCTTTAACAATTGCGGCTCGTTTCCACTTTCCAGCTTCAACATTCGCTTTTGTGACGATGTCATCGAAAACCCCAACCAACTCGGAGCTGTCAGGCTCAAGGCCGATCTGTATTACGGAAGTCGATGGTTCATTTGGAGTAGCCTTGTAGGTATTGCCGTTATAAACAAGATCGCGAGAATGAGAAGCATATCGCGCGACCGTGGCGTCTCGAGCGGTTATTTCCCAGACATCGCATGGCCAGATACAATTTCCAGCAAGAGCGTCTTTTTGTGCCTGAGTTGCGGGCATTAGTAAGCTATGTTCAACTCGACGTGTGAAATTTCGCGCATGCCAACGCTCTGTGCCTGTCCGACAATATCTCCGCGCAGATTAAATTGATTGTCAGTGAAGGTCATTGCCAAGTCGAACGATCCCGACCACTTAATGATCGTTCCGGTAGATGGCGCCGCACTGAACGTGATGACTCCCGTTGTTACATTGACTGTCCATCCGGTTGTTTGTTCAGTTGAGCCAAAGTAAACTTTAAACACTTCGGCGGCGTAAGGTGGGGCATTAGCATCACCAACAAACTTGCGTGCGGTAACGCCATCCGGTTCATAGAGAGTCGCGCCTGTAGCCTTGGCAGCCTGAACTACCGGTTTTGTTATGCGCTTAACATTTGCTCGGGCCGTAACGCCCCGACGAATAGAAGATTTATAGAGTTTGAATGTGGTCAGTGATCCATTGGGAACCTGAATCCCGCCTGGCCCAGCAATCACTTCCTGTGTAACTGAATTGAAGTGGGGGAAACGTACTCGCAGCCCAACTCCTGAGCCATATCCTCCATTTATCGTGTCTAAGAGATAGGTAAAGTGGGCTGAATTAAGCAATGAGAGATCGAACGTTCCTCGCTCTAATTCGTCGTAACGAAGTATCGCAGTCTTAGTAACCCCAGTTTGACGGTTGGTCATATGCACGTTGGCATATTCTGGCCCACCAACAAAAGGGCCTTGCCCGCCTTCAGGGATACTAAATAAATTAGGATCGAGGAGGGATTCGTCGAAATCTATGAGTATGGCCATACTAAGTTAAGAGTGCCGCAATCTTTTCTGCCAGTTCTCTCTGGCTGCGCTTCTGTCGGAAAGTCTGCATGCGAGGTGCAGGTACGGTTACGTTAATATTGTTAACTACTGTCTTATTACTCATGTTTCTGACTTGCGATTGATTATAGACATGTCCGGAGCGAAGAGGCATGAAATATTCCTCGCCCCTCTCGTTTACGCGATACAGTTGACCGGCTGATACTGAACCGCCTGACGCGCGTCCGGGAGTGCCAATCGCAGGGATGCCACCGATTCCTCCTCCTGGACCAGCTCCACCTCCCAAGTGGGTGCCACCGCCAATTCCACCGATAAAGGCACCGATAATTGTACGCAGCAAGCCGCTTAAGAAGCCTCCACCACCGCCCGCCGCACCACCACCGGCAAAACCCTTCGTGATCGCATCAGCAATTGCCGTTTCAAGATTTAACAGAGCTCGACTCTTGATCATCTCTAAAATGCCCTTGATGAATTCAAGAGTTCCGCCCTTGATGCCGGATCGGAAACCTTCCGTTAAGCCGCGATCCAAAGCGTTTGTAAGATCACCTGAAAATCTCTCAATACTTTCTCTTAACTCAATTAATTGCCGCTCATTGATTTCCTTGATAAGCTGAACATGCTGAGCCTCCAACTGCTCTCGCTCGGTAATAAACGCACTATATAACTGTTTACGCTCATCAAAACTCTTCCTTTCCATGTCTTTTAGGAGGTTAAGAAAGAGTTCGCGCTTCGCAAGTTCGATGCGAATATTCTCTTGCTGAATATCAAGCACATCAACTGCGCGCCGTGCCCGACGACCACGACCAAGCCCTGCGCCAGTTATATCTAATTGGTGAAGAATTGATTGTTTCTGAAGCTCAATACCTTGTAAGCGAACGTTTGATAGTGTCTGCTCCAACGTAGCATTGAAATCGCGTTGGGCTGCGAGGCGTTCTTTTAGAGCAGTAGCCGCTTTGCGATCATTGTCTGCGGATAATCGTCCGATCTCTGATTCAATTTCGCCCATTCGCATGGACGCTTCTATCTGCTTGGTCTTATCCCCACGCGCGCGATTAAATTCACTTCGAGCAATCGCCATTCGCTCGATCAAGCCCTGCATTTCGATCTGCCCAATTGCTTTAACAGCCGTTTCCTGGTTAATCACTCGCTGGTCGGCTAGGGCTTGCCATAAATCTGATTCCTGCCTGCCAACAATTTCATGAACACGCAGCATTCCTTCTTCGCGAATGCGATCCCGGTCAGCAAAGTCTTCCAAAAGATTGTCGATATATTTTGTAACCGCATCCGCGCTTTTTCTTTCTGCTTCTCGCTTTCTTAAGTCGATCTCGGCTAAGGCGACCGCGCCACCTTTTTTCAATTTAGCGGCTTGTTTTTCTTCGTTCTCTAATCCGTTAATAGTTTCGTTTCGTTCTTTAATCGCCAGAGCAATTGCGTCAGTTGTGTATTGTTCAAGTGAGACGCGGCGAGTAGATAGACTACGGTTTAATGCAGTCTCTTGAGCTTTCAAAGCATCGAGCGTGGCTCTAAGCTGTAGCTCAGCGAGCCGCCTTGCTTCAGCGGCAGGATCTGGGCCGCCACCACCTCCACCACCACCGGACTGAAGGGATTTAAGTGCGTTTTGTATCCGTCGTATCTCGTCGGCTTCCTTTTGCGCAAGATCGCGACTCGCTTTTGCTGTCGCGCCGATTTGTGCTTTGGTTTGAGTTGGAATCTTATTGATGTCGACGGGAACTAAGGCGCCTCTTGATCCGGTTGGGGTTGGTCCACGCCCCATAAATTCTCGGAACTGTCCAAATAATGATTGCCCCGCAGGAGGCCCAGGGGCACCAGTAGGAAAGACATCCTGCACAAAATTCTTCAGCGTGCGGATAATCTGAATCTCTAGTCTCAGCGGACTAATACTATGAAGAAAACTGGCCAGACTAGAAATTTCCTTAACTAAATTTGCTACTTCTCTGGCGGTAGAAATCAATTCTTTCTGGTTATCATTAAGCCATCGGGAAAATGTTCTGAGTCCGTCGGTAACGAGCGGGGTAAACTCATTTGCTATTGAGCGGCCTGTGGCTTCAAACTTTTGTCTCAATCGAGTAATCGTGTCACTTAATTCATCACCTTTCCGAGCCGCACGGGTTGTGATTAAGATCCCCATTTCTTCCAATTTGGCGGTGAATTTATCGATGTCACCGCCAGCTTCCTTAAACACGCCTTGAACTTCACGTCCCGATCGACCGAACAATTTCATCGAGAGCGCGGATTGCTGAGCGCCTTGGGGAAGCTTGCTTAAAGTTGTGAAGGACTGGCGCAGAGCTTTTTCGTTATCTTGGAAATCTATATTAAGGGCTTTAAGTAGTCGGGAGGTTTCTTTGTTTCCTTCGTTGGCTTCTTCCATGTGGCGTTGAAAGATTCCTAACGAAGCGGCAATAGTGTCAATACTCCCGCCCGAGGTTTCAGCCGCGTTCCCTAAAGCAGAAAGTGTTTCGACTGAAAAGCCTGTTTGCTGACTTAAATCATGGAATTTACCTGTTGCCTCAGATGTTGCAGAGACTAATTTATAAATCCCAAATGCTGAGCCTCCGATCGCGGCTAAAGCTGCGGCGAGTGCTGTCAATGCGCCGCCACCTGCGGCCAAACTTCCAATGGAAGAAAGACGTCCGGCGATTCCTCCGAGCGGGCCTTGTAGTGCCGCAATAGAGGTAGACAACTCTTGAGTTATTTGCGTAAACGATTTAGCACCCGTAGCCGCGCGTAGAGCGGAGCGTTCCTGCTCTTTCCATTGTCGGACTAACGCAGCCGATCGTTGGCGCTGAAGGGACTCGCTCGCCTTGAGTTGTTGGCCTAATGAAAGTTCGCCTTGGCTGATATTTTTTTGTGAAGCATTAACACTTGAGGCGGTCTGCCTCATTGATGAGGCAACACGTTTTGTGGCAGCGTCAAATTGAGCGGTTTCTGCGGTAAAGACCGCAATAAGTTTGCCAATTTCCGTTGCCACGTGTGAAGAGTAACAACATTATCAAGTTTATTTTCGAGAAAGACTTAGCAATACGGAGAGTTTTGTAAAGCATCAGATCCTGAGATAGGATAGGGTGTATGATTCCTCTAATCGGTATTTTGTTGTGTATCTACCTCGTCTTCAAAGGCTTTGAGATTTTCCAGATTGCTTGGTGCAGCGAAGATCCACCTCTAAGCGCTTTAATAATTGGTGTTATCGCAGTACTAGCGAGCATTGTCATCGCCGGTTTTTTTGCGACAACGCTCTGGTCTATTCAGCCTTCTCAGCTTACCCCTTAAGCCATTTACCACTCCGGGAGAATAATTTTCTCAGGTAACTTAAGCTGCTTCGCTAGATCTAATTGGGCCTTGTATCGCGCTTGCAAAATCGCGCGCGCCTCCTCTTGATAGCGGATGGCAACGCGAGGTAACTCCCAAACTCTTACACCCAAGAAACGGGCGATCAAATGATTGCTTACATAATCGGGGCGTTGAACGCCAGTGTGAACTCCTGTGAGCCAGTCTCGGTAATCTCGGGCGTCGTCGGGTTCTGGATCGTCTCTTCTGCCACTGTTTTTTTTACCGTAGTTGCCCGGGCTATACAGCGTTCCCACAACTCTTCCACTAAATCGGCCGGCAAGCGCATGAGATTCTCTTTGCTGGGAACAATATCCATTCCGTTTTCAGTAATGCTCCACCCCTTTAGCAGTGCGGTAAAAGATCCATCTGGCAATTTGACAGGACAAGAGAGTCGCTCAGCAAAGGCTTCCCGCTTGATCTCGGCAATCTCTTTTTCCATCGAAAGCAAGGAGACAGATAATTTGGCTTCTGGTTCACCGTCCCTCTTCTTTGACTTTTTAGCCCGCTGCTTAATTTCAGCAGTCAAGGCGTCGAACTTGGAGGCTAAAGCTTTATGCCGCTCGGTTACAGGCTTCAAGCGTTCGTTCAATTCCGCGTGATAGTCGGGCGTTATGGCATCGATGTTGACGCGCAACTCAACTGATTCGCTGTTGCGCTCAAACGTTTCGATCACGATGTTTTCACTGAAGGACGAAAGTTCCATTCTGCATTTTTACAAACTTGTAAGTGTCGTAATCAATTCAATCTCAAACGCTTTGTTCCCGAAAGTAGAGTTGTACTCAGGGGACATCGTGTACTGATAGCCCCACACTGCGTTATCAATATCAGTCTGAGCCATTGCTTCAACTGAAGCCGCAAAGTCAACCTTCAACGTGTAGTAAGTCGAACTTTCGATCAATGGCCCAGTAATCAGAAAACGCATTAGTTTCACTGGACTAGAGGTAGGCGAGATCGAGTCATACAATGTACGCGATTCCGAATTGTCTTCCGTAATAAATGAAGCAGTGAGATCGGCTGGCGTCTCGACCGTCTCAGCGAAGGACGGAAATGTAGTGTTCAATACCCAGAAGGCAACTTGCTTGTTTGCGATCGCAAAATTGGCGGATGAAGCTCGGGAAACTTTTGTTGTTCCGATTGTTCCGCCAATCGGGTCCATGAAAATGTCCACACCGCGAGGGCTACCAGGTAGTTGAGTAATAGAAGTTGGTGAGCCAGTTAAAGAGCCGGCTACCGGATTCCGGCCTAATAGCGATCCGGAGACTGTCGCGCCGTCATTAGCAAGTGTGACGCTCAAGTCGGTAAATATCGAATAGACCATTTGCCGACCGGCAGTAGCATCGCCTTCCTGGATAGTTAAGGTAGTAAACGCATCCTCGCCAGAAGCTAAGGATGTAAATAACCACTTCCGCGCTAGCGTCGCGCCTCCTGGAGTCGTGATAACTGGAGTAACAATCGTCGAAAGGGGATAAACGATCTCGGTAAAGTTCAGCGGGCTTTCATTGAGTGTTCCACCGCCAAAATCTTTTGTGATCTGCTTAACTGTGGGGATCTTAAATCCCATCCCGCGAAACTTTGCGATGTCCAAAGTTCGGGAAAGGCGAAGATCCATTGAGGGCAGTTTTTTACTGGCAGCAATAGCAGTGCCTTTGGTGGTTTCAGCACCAACCTGCACGAGCCTGTTAACTAATGATCTGGCGATGGCGCACCTCCTCGGTAATTACTCGGGCTTTGCTTTTTCCGCCGGAGGCGACGGGTTTGCAGTGAACGTCACTGAATAACTACCTGATTCAATCTGTGCGTTCGCTGGTAGATGAATCACAAAATTCATGTATGGCTCACTGTTGGTAACAAATACCTCTTTTGCCGCGCTTGATGGAACCACTTTGATATTTACGTTTTCAAACTTCATAATCGCCTCTCTTCAGCTTTCTTCAGTAACTCAGCTTTAATTACACCGTCTTGCTAATGAATAGTCTGAACAGTCCGCCCAGGTTGAGATAGTGCTTTCCGGTGGCTGCATTGAATTCTTCCCGGTTAATCGGCTGTTCTCTGCGAGCAGTGAAGTAGTAATCTCCTGACGGTTGATATACGGCGACTCCAAGAACATCGTCGATCCGCTTATCGACTTTCTTGACTGTGGCTGTTGGGCGGCCTTCGGTGACAACCCGGACTTGGAAGAGTGGTAAGGTTGCGAGCCTGACCGTCCCCAACCCGTCAATGTCTGAACCAGCCATAAAATTGAATAAACAATAAGGAAACACGCGACGGTCAGGAGGACTAGGAACAAAATCAGCATAGATCCGAGTGCTAACCTCGGCAGTGATGTCCGCGTTTCCCGCGAGGGCAGCAGCGATCCATATTTTTGCTTGCTCAATTTCTGTGATGTCTCCGGCCACACTAGAAAATTCTCCCGATGCTCAATAACTGCTTCTTCGCGCTTTCATAAGCTGGCGTCATAAAAGGCTGTGCCTCTTGATCTAAAGTTCCATATTCAACAAATTCTGAGTAGTCAGCTTCTGACTCGGTAGCTGAACGGAGACTCGATTCACTAGCTTCCTCTGTTTGGCTTATGTGATCGCGCATGAATCCAGTGTCTACGGGTGCTAGTTCCTGAGCTAGAACAGCACAGGACTGGGCCGCAGAGTTCAACTGAAATACCGCTACGCCTTTTAGCTTCTCTGAGGCGCGTTGCAATTGTTCCAAGCCTTTTAGTTCAACTCTCATATCTGTAAAGTAGCTTCTACTCTCACGAATGGACTGAGTGAATCAAATACCGGAACTGGATTTAGAAACGTTCGCGCTGATACGAGGCCATTGGCCCTCACCAGGATTTCATAATGCGGCTTGATGGCCATCGTCTTTGTTGTTGCCGGAAGTTTAAGCTCATGGTCTAAAGTAACAATCCCTTGTCCAGCTATCACCACTTGACGAGGACGAGAAGATTTATAAGAACAGGGAATTTTGCTTGCGCGACTTGTCGGCAGTTCCTCGTCACCAACTTTCTCTTTGAGATCGCACAGATCCGGAAAGATCTCTCCTGCTACTTCAGCGAGTTCGCTTCTTACTTCGTCAATGGCTTCGGCGACGTCGTTCATCAATAATCACATCCATTTGCGTAACTCGCGCTTACGGGAATATGAAACAAACCACCTGTTGTAGTCGTTGCTAACCCCAACCGTTCTGTAACTCGCTTGCGAATTGCGCGTCTGGCCCGCTCATTGTCAATGTCAATACCGTCTGCGCCGCCGACCATTCGCAAGTGTTTATCTTTAATCTCTTCCCATTTACCGACATCGTCATTCATGGCCGATTCTTGGGCTGAGTTGAGTTCTCCGCACAAAGACTCGATGGTTTCAAAAGTCTTGTTACCAACAATCTCCCGCACAGTCTCAAGTGCTGACTGATCAAGCATTAGTCGTAACTTCCGTCTCCCTCTTCACCCTGCATGGCTGCTCGTGTTCTCTTCAATAACTCTTGATAAGCGAAGTCATCGCCTTGCAGTTTTTGTTCGAGAAACTCCTGAAATTCCGCACGTCTCTCGCACTGTCGCCGATATTCAAGTGCTCGTTCTTCTTCGGCAGTCATCACGATCTCGTTATCTCAACCTCAACATGACCCCCCGGATCGGCAAGGCCGGTTGTGCCAACGTGCGTTGAGATAAATGCTAATACATCACCAGCCGCGACTGCCCGATCATCAATGGCACCATCACCCCCAGCAACTGTATTTGTGGATGTAGGGGCGTCAGTCAACCCCGCGCATGTACCATTGTTGATGTCAATGTTCATGGTCTGATCATCGATGGCAGCCTCTTTTGCAGTAAGAACGACATTGGCACCCGTGCCGCTAACATCGAAGAAATCGGAAATGTCGGCATCGGCCGCAAGTGCAGTGCGGATCTTTCCACCTACTTTGTTAGCAGTGTCGCCTAAAGCCACTGCCACTGATTTTGTTTTAGGCGAACCCGTCATCCCGTCTGCCGTTACGATTACCGTGGCATTTCCGGCCGTAGTAATGGTTCCGACAACGGTTGCGGTTTCGACTTGAAGCGTACCCGCGAGATTTAGAGCAGTTTCATCAGCAGCAGGAGCATTTACTCCACTGATAAATGCCTTGGCCGCAATCTCATCGGTTCCTGAACCTGCTTGACCCTTATTTACAATAGAGAGCGTACGAGACTCGGTGTCAGCGCCCGTCAGTACGGCGCTTGCCATAAAACTGACAGCCGTAACAACTCCATCAAAAGGAGCCTCCCCAAGTATGGTGGTTTTATCTGCGTTGGCAGCTACAGCTGGCGCATCAGCAGTTAACGACCTGACAAGCGGTGACTGTTCACTCATTCTGCTTTACTCCTCTTTTCGGTGTAACCCTTGTCTGTGTAGTTCCCCCGATGGGCAAGTTTGCGATTAACATTCACGGTCTTGCCATCAGGCCGAACCATGGGAACAGAAGTTCGCTTGATCGAATTCTTAAAACTCTCGCTTGCTTCAAACCGTTGGCTTACTACTTGGCCATCGGCATTTTTAATAGGGATAGACTTTACGGAGGCCATTATTTCTTCTCCTTAACAGGTTGGGTTCCAGTGAACTTAGTGCCGCCAACCTTTTCAGCCATCTTCGGATCTGTTTCAGGAGTCGGCGCCCCGCTCGTCACACCTGCAACTGAGTAGTTCTCGTCCGGCGTAGTGTCCACCTTGACGCCGCGATAGCCTTGATCTTGTTCCTTGTCCATCTTGGCTTGCGCTTGCTCACCACCTAGATCGCCGCCTTGCTTGGCGGTTCCTTTATCTGCCATTTTCTTCCTCCCTCGGTTACGGAGTTACAAGAACGCCGAATGGATAGCGATCCGCTTCAGTTGGCTCTTGATAGTTGATTACATTGGCAACCTGCCAAGCCACCCGGAAAGTCAAGCGCATTGCAACCATATCTTGTTGGGCAAGGTTGAATACAATCGCTCCGGTGTTGTCTTGAATAACTGCCTGGTCGAGAATCTTCCAAGTGAAGTCTTTACGAACGCCAATGATTGAGTTTGAGAAGTCACCTGCAAAGAGTTCAGCGGAATTGGCCCCAGTGGGCCAGAGGCCATCCATCGAAATCTGGTACTTCGCGCCTTCAACCATCTGGGCATTAAGATCAACATCAAGCAATCTCTCGCCTTGCGTTGATCTTACCTGCCGGAATCGGCCGAGGTAGCTTCGCTGGGTAACTATTCCGGTAACTGCGAAGCCGTCGGCTTCGACCGTTGCCATAACATCGGAGATGTCGCCAGCCAACCCGCCTGTCGCAGCCGCGTTTGTTCCACGATTCACTGTATTACCCGCAGCCGCTGCAGCTGTCGCGACATCGTCAGGCCAAGAAGCGGGCTTGTTGACCCCGAAGAAGATCGCCGCATCCAGAGTTCGCCCGGCAGCCTGTTCGAGTAGCGGTCTCACCGTACCCCAGATGTCAAACGAAGCATCATCCAAAACGTTTTCAGGGATTGGCACAATAGCGGCAATCTCTTCAACGTTCAGATACTTATTCGCCCAATTGACTTCCGTTGTCTGCTTGAGGCCAGTATCACCATTAACAAAATAGGCAGTCGGCAAAGCAGACAATACTGGCATGCGCGTTTGCGCCGTGGACATAGCCACACGGATCGACAACGCGAGTGCCGCTGATTGGCTTTGAAGGTTTTTGAGGATCTCATTCGACACTTGCTCGGGGACAAGCGCCGCTGCCTCAGTTCGAGAAATAATATTTGTGTAAGCCACCTCTTATCTCCTTTAGGCACCGTAGCCGGCGCGTTGGCGGATCAGCGTGTTCATATCAGGAGAGCCGCTTGAACGAGCGCCTACGCCGCCGTCAGCCGATCCTGTTATTACGCCGAAAAGTTCTGGAGCCTCTACCTTTGCCTGGGTAACGAGGTCTTTAAGGTTTACGACCTTACCCTCGTCGTCGAACTCGAAGTCGTGTTCGATGAATCGCACTAAAGCACGTGTATTTCGTACGGTCACGCCATTGCGCTTGTCGGCAATATAAGCCTCAACTTGATCACGCGCCCGGAAGCGACGTAACTCTGTTTCAGCGGTTTCGGCTCGGGTTTTCAGCTCTTCCGCAGTTGGTTGGCCCTCTTTCTCGCCGCTAACCTCTTTCGCAATCTCCTTCCGTGCCTGCTTGTGAAGCTGGGGCATCTTGGCTCTTATTGCGTTTTCGAGAGCGGTCTTGAATTCGGGCGTCTGCGTAATATCGACTTTTGCAGCCTCAGTTTTTGCGGCCTGAGTTTCCGCGCCCGCTTTGGAGTCATCCGTTTTTTTACCGTCATCGGCTGACGTTTCTTTCGACTCCTCTTCGGTGGTGGTCTTTTCTTCTTCTGCCATAGATTCCTTTCTTGGCCTAGCAAACTAGCACGGAACTATTTTTTACGTTTTCCACGACGGCTGAGCTTGGCCTGTTTGAGCGCAATAGCAATCTTCTGCGCGCGCGGGCGCCGCTTACTGCCCTTTGAGCTCAACTCATGCATTACCCGGCTTACAACACGGCGCTTGGTGGCTTTCTTCATTCCTTTCCTAGCTTTTGGAAGCGGCATCATCCAACTCCTATGTCTTGAAGAATCCCATAATATGTTCAACAGAATAGAACAAAACTTCCTTTAATTTCGGGTCACTTGGCTCGAAGACTTCGTTGCGTTCAGTTAGGAACCTTCTGACAATCTCTTTTCCGCCAAACGCACGGACTTTGATAAGGCTTCCTCGTTTGAGGCTCATAAAACCACCCTCCTATGAAGCGGCATCATGTCAATACCGAAAAGTAAAATCCAAGATAATCTGCACAGGGTATGTGCGGGTATGTGCCATGCGCGCACGGCCGGAATTAGGGTATAACACCCTTGGCATCCATAACGAAGGCGTGATGATGTTTCGGCTTATCGACAAATTGCCTGACTGTGACGATGTGAATGGGGGCGAACGGGATCATCATGCGTTTGTTGTGTTCCCTGAGATCGATATAACCAGTTCCGCGCTTTTCAATTACTGAATAACCGTGATCACAAATGAACTCTTTCGCAAAGTCTGTATTGATTCCTGCCTTGTTGAAATCATTTTGGAACTCTGTGGCTACCTCGTCATAACCCCAGCCCAGAACCATTGCTATACAAGCAATAACGCATCCTTTATCATGCTTGGCAACAACATGCTTAACTCCCTTTTTAACCGTCACGCAATCACCTCTGATTGCCCATTAGTCCTCTCTTCTTCCTTAGGTTCGGACTCTTCAGATTGAACCGCATTCTGCATGTCTTGAATCTGCTTTTCTGAATATCCAAGTTCACTCCAGACAACTTCCTGCGGAATGCCTAAGTCCTTCACTTTCGTTGACGCCTGCTTTATCTGCTCGCCTTCGTTTCTCGTTTCAGTATTCAGCCATTTAGCCTCTGGTTCGTATTCACCTTTGCCAGCAATTTGTAGCGCAAAGCGCATGGCATCAGACCACACTCCGCCCCAAGCCTCAGACTTGTCGTTAATCTTTGCCGTCAACGGAGCTTCGGCAGTCTTTAATGATTCGCCTGACGGATATGTACCTTCAAGAGAAAAGAAGTGGAGAGGAGTGCGGCTGACGCGAGCGATCTCTTTACGAAATCCGTCAATAATAGAAAGATAATGTGAGACGTCAGATGGCTCAAATTGCCCAAACTTTATATCTTTAGATGTGGAGCCCCATACTCCGCCAGCAAGTAGCGGATACTTCTTCTTGGCCTCTGCAAGCGTCAGATCGTCCTCAAGTCCAATGGCCCACCTCTGGGGCACTCCGTAGAACTCAGAAGCAACAAGCATATCGGCAATAGACTTGTTCAACGCATCTTGGACGGGAATTGCCTCTTGCAGTTCGGAGATCCCGAGTGAGCCTATGCCGGTACGATTGCCGAAGTGGAATACAGGAACCTTGTCATAATTGTTTTTAATGGGCCAGGGCTCGCCTTCAGCTTCGAATCTAATAAAAGCCTCGGCACGATCTGGCAACCCACCATGAACTTTCTCTCGGGTGATGTACTTTTCTATCCGATCTCTAAAGTAGAGTGTAAGCCTCGATTTATTTTCAACTGTCCAAGCCTTTGCCGCCCGAGTGATATAGCCTGGTTGCTCATCGTCATACTCTGTGACAATCGCAGTCGCGCGGTTTGGGTAGAACGTTGGGAAATCCTCTTTGTCGGGCCAGATTATTAAATACCCATCGCCCTCAATCAAACTATCAAGATGCACTTCGTTTGCCCTGACCTTCAATCGGTTACGGCGCCAGATCTCATCTATGGAAGGCCGAACATCTTGCCCTTGTGGAACGGTAAAGCCATCGAGTTTGAGCCGATCTTTAACGGTCTCGCAGACACATGGGCATAGATTGTCCGCGAAGGCTTTGAATAGCCTTCCAAACGCTGATTGAAGTTTTTCAGAGGCAAAAGCTAAGCGATGATTACCATCGTAGTAGTTGCGGGCTAAAGTATAGGAATTTCTGCGTGAGGCAAACTCTGTGAGCGCCCATTTAATGTCATCTGTCACACCCGAAGAGTAGCAAGAACTCGAACTTTATTTCTGTTACCAGTTTAGTGAACGACCTTCTCTGGCTTCTGAAGCCTGATAAGCCATCGCGCCAGCCACAAACGAATCGGGTGGATGCCCAGACCCTCCTAAATCATCATTAGTACAATATCGGTGCTCGCCTTCGCAGTAACGGATCTTTGGCGATACGATCGATCCGTTCTCAATTGCGGCAATATAGTCTGTAAACACGTCAGCGCGAACCTGCCCAACTAAGACAATGCCCTCGGCCTTTACAGTTAGATAGTCATCTACTACGTTCCCGATTCCTGTCTTATCGTGACATGCCCTACCACCATATCGTTCAACCCGTTCATTGAATTTTTTAATCATCATCGGCCAAGCCATGCGCCCTAACCTGATCCAAGAAACGCGCTTCATTGGGCGACAGTCAATCCGCCAAGTATCAATAATCGTCCAGTCTTTTTCTTTTGCCCAATCACAGCCGTGAGCATACTTTGCGCCTTGGACAGGAACTTCTATCTCAACTTCCCGCCCTGCTTCACCTGTATACTCACCTAGATTCTTTTGAAAACATGCATCGACCTTTTCAGGAAGTATCGCCCTTCCTTCCGGACTGGGCTCCTGAAGATCATATTCAGCCTGCCACATTGAGGCGGTCACTTCACCGCGCTTGGATTCGATTTCGCTTTGTGTTAGCCATCCATCAGGTTCCGCACTTGTTTCCTTCCAGCACCATTCCTGCACTGGCCATCCGTTCTCGCTAGCTCGCTTTAATACTTCCGTAAACGTTGCATCTGCATAATGGTGGGTGGAACTCAATACTGTCTGTTTCGGCACCGTTAGAGTTGACATCGGTTGCCCCATCGCGGCATCGAGAATTTCCAGATCCATTTCGTCAACCTCATCGCAGCGAAGCCTGGAAGGGTGCGGACCGCGAGCTGACTTGCTCGAAGCCATAAGTGCGGTAACAATCCCACCACCGCGATAGCGGGTTCTGCGTTGAATATTTTCTTCACCGCTTGACCACTTCTGTAAGTATTCGAGAACGCGAGTTGACTGCTCTCCAGAGCCACCAAGAATTGTTACCTCAGCACCGAGCGTGTCGGCTTCGCAGTGGCCTAATAGAGCTAACAGATAAGTCTTGCCGCCAAAGCCCCGGCTGGCCTTCCATATCGTTACTCCATGGCGCGCAAAGTACGCGTCTGCGAACGCACGGAATGGCGTTGTGTGGTTTGGACAAACTTGGTTATCAGGAATTCGCAGTCCAAAGGTATTAAAGAGAAAGGCCTTTAATTCAGCATCATTATGTGGCCCTTGTTGGGCTGCGCGGACTGGCTCAATGTCCGTTGGATTCAGCCAATTGGCGACTTCCTGAACCAACGAGTCTTGTAAATTCGCTTGAGGCAGAGGCGAAGATGGAATTTCTAAGGGTCGTGTCTGTGACATGCTTCTCAACGGCGCGCTTCAATCCTTCTGTAATGGCGCGCATCATCTCCCGAACAGCCTGTGCAGTAAGCATTTCTTGGTTTTCAACGGCGCGCTTCCTTTGCGATTCTACAACCTTTGTCTTTTTGATAACGAGTTCTTCAATCTTTTCCCACGCGTCCCAATCCGCTGCGCCTTCCACTAGCAATTCACCGAGCGCATTCAAACTTGCCGCCATGGCCACGGTGTTGCCTGCCTGTCGCGCTTCTCGCGCATCATTGTAATTCTGAAGAGCCTGCTTCCACTTTTCCCCTGATTCGCCAGAGTCAACCCGTTTGGCAACGTCCATTAAGCGAGAATGAAGAAGTTTGATGTCTTCAGTTAGATCGAGAAGATCACGACCTTCTAACGCCTGAAAGAGTTCAGCAAAGCGAGTGGGCAAATATTTCGAGTAAAGTCCGTGTTTGAATGACGGAGCCATTGGGCCGGCGAGGGACTTTCCGCCGTGGTGGTAGCAAACATCTTTACCGCGCATCGCATTCGCGCCGCATTTTTGCTTCGTTCGCTTGCTTGTTCGAATACACTTCACTCAAGAGGGTTCCTTAAACTCATACGGTCACGCAGCACGGGTTATCTTCTCAGATATTAGTTTCGGAGAGAGACCAAGAGCGGAGAGACGTTCAAGACAAACCGCCACGTAGGAAGCGGACAGTTCAACGGCATAACACCTGCGATTTAGGTTTTGCGCGGCCACTAATGTTGTGCCGCTCCCGCTGAACGGTTCAAAGATTAGTTGTTCGGTTTTTGGACTGAGACGCTCAACTAACCATTCCCACACTTTAATTGGTTTCGATGTCGGGTGTATTTGCTCGCCCTCTCGGTCTACCGCCATCACAATGGAGTCGGGTCTACCGCCTAATCCATGCGCCAAGTAAGGGTCTTTCCCATAGACAAGAATCGGGTGAAATTGAGTAAAACCCCACGAACTATTACCCATACCTGCTGGGTGTATCCATGCCATTACCCAGTTTGGCCGGGGATAGTCCCACATAAGCCTGTGTCCGCTCGTGAGCGCGATTGGGCAGTTAAGCGATAGAAGTATCGGCATGAACTTATTGACGAGCGCTAGAGCGTTTTCTGTTGAATCATGAAAGTCCGAATAAGCAATCCCCACACCATATGGGGGGTCCGTTACTACAGCGTCCGGTGTTTCGCCATTGAGTAGCCGCTTAATATCATCAAGGTTAGTACAGTCACCGCATAACAAGCGGTGCTTTCCAATTTCCCAAAGCTGTCCGCGTTGAACTTTCCACTTCTCTTGTAGTTCAGCCGCCTTATCGATCATTTCAGCAACGGCTGATTCATCTTCTTCAAGCCTATGCCCGTTTCCAGTCCAGTCGTCAGGAATATCAACGCCCCAATCAGAAAGCGGAAGGTCTGACCATTCATTTGCAAGGCAGTCCCAATCCCATTCGCCAAAGCCAGCATTATCTTTAATGATGAATTCCTGCTTCTGTTCGGGAGTGAGTTCGGAAACTTTCTTAATCCATTCGTCAGGAATGTCTTTATAGCCTAAAGACTTAAGGGCTTGGAGGCGCATGTTCCCACCCAAGACAATCCCTTGATCGTCTACCACGATCGGCCGGAGGTTCATCATTTGCGGAAATTCTTGGAGGGACTTCTTCAGGCGAGTAAACTTTTCGTCTTTAATAATTCGAGGGTTCTGCGGATTGGATGTAATTTCAGCAAGCCTCAAAACAACCCTCTCCCACCATAAAACCAGAGAGTAAAAGCTAAGCCAGTCCAGTAGGCAATTCTGCCTGCCTCTGATGGCTTGCCCTCTGTTGCTAGATAGATGACGAGTCCTATTACGCAGATGATTAAGGCGATCATCCTTGCACCGACTCCTCAGAAGCGATCCCGCCAATGCCAATTACCGTTTGCGGCTCGGGCAATCCTAATACCTTCCGTTCCGCTGGAGACATTGCTTCAAGTTTCTTTTGCGCTGATTCTCTTGCCGCCAATTCATCACGTTGGGCAGTCAAGGCGCGCATGGCCTCTCGAAGGGCATCTTTCTCCGCACCTAGTTCCAACAACTTGGCTTCGATTTCTTCAATCGTCATCCTTATCTCCTTAGTGTTAAGCGGCCACCCTTTGTCTTTCCCGAAATGCGTGCGAGCGAGCGGCGGCGCACTTACGACATCGGCGACGTCCGCCGTCACAGATTTTCAAGTTGTCGCTTCAGAGCTTGAATATCTTGTTCGCACCATTGTCAAACTGTACGATCACGTCCCCGCCATTCGGAGTTACAGGAAGTCCCGTGGCTGTATCTACATAGGCAATAAGGCGAGAAGTAGATTCTGTTCCCGTATCTTTGTAGAAAACAATTGCCTCAGAGGCATCGCCAGAGACGGCTGATAATGTTACGTCAGCGGCGTCCGCCACACCGGCTGTTACTGTTTTCGACGCTAAAGCACCCGACGTGGCCACGCGCGCTGCTGCTGGTACGTCATCCAAATTGTCGTGGGTTGCTAAATTGACTGTGTAGTCCGCCACATCAACTAAAATCAATTTGATTGTGTCAGTGTCCCAATCAATAGAGCCTTCCAAGAAGCCCTGACGGCCAAAGTCGTAAAGCGCATTTGCCACGGTGCTGTCCTCCTAACGTTACAGCCTACAACAACCTGCAATTTTATTTATCCCAAGTCATCCTGAACCCTGATTAACAGATAAGGCTTATCTACGTCTGTGGGAAAAGTAACGACCACGCCCCCAGGCAAAGTGGTTTGAAACTCCATTTCATAATCTCCAACTGTGTCGAGATCCGCAGCGGCCCATTGGTATATAAATTTCCCTAACGCTACGTTACTAAAACTAAAACTTGTTCCGTTGATCTTCAGCGTAGTTCGCCCTTGTCTCCGCATGAACACTTTTCTCGAAGTGTTTCCAGTACAATCCACTACCGCATCATTCGCATCCCTGAATTGACCGGAGATGGTTCGGCCTACGTCATTCTGTTTGATTGTGTAATCGATTTTGTAACTCTCTGCCATTACTCCAACTCCGCTCGCAGACTTCCATCGGTATCTAATATAACCGAGGTCGCACCGTTAGAATCTAAGCTAATGATCAATGCTCCGTTCGAGTCCAAGACAATGCTTGTTGGATTCAGAACCTGGCTTATCAACCCGCCACTTATAACAATGCTTCCGAAGGCTTCCTGGCTTACCACTCCGGTTAATGAGATTGTTGTGGTCGCATTCAAAACAAACGCGCCAAAAGCCTCGGCTGACCCAATCCCGCTAATAGCAATAAGATGATTAACCTTGAGAATGCCAAACGCTTCGCTGGAAACTATTCCGCTCAACCCAATTGAGACAGCGCCACGTAGAATTTCTGGTGTTCCAAACACTTCACCAGATCCGATTCCAGTCAAACTCACGAATACTGGGCCACCTGTGAGGATCGAAGAACCAAAAACCTCGCCGCTTCCTATACCCGGAAGCACAATAGTGCGATTCAACTGTGATGTGCCAAAGGTTTCTAGTGAACCAATCCCTGTGAGTTGAATTGCTCGGTTTATCTGTGCTGTCCCAAAGTTTTCAACCGAGCCTATCCCTGGCGGACTTATTGTTACTGCGCCTGGTTGTAGGGCTGGAGTTCCGAAACTCTCTTGAGACGTAATCGCCGAAAGGCTAATAACAAATGCGCCGCTATTAACGATCAATGAGCCGAAAGTCTCTCCACTGGGAATACCAGTCAGCGAAATCGTTACGCTTCCCACCTGAATTGTTGTACTTCCGAAAGTTTCAGTACTGGCAATCCCGCTCAGTAATAATCGTAGATTTATTTGAGGCGTGCCAAAGCCTTCAGACGAGCCAATTCCACTGAGAGTAATGGTGCGATTGACGTAGTGAGATCCAAAACTTTCGGATGAGACGATTCCTACCAGATTGATCGTGTGATTGATCTGAGGCGCGCCAAATAGTTCTTGTGACGCAATTCCACTTAAAGTAATCGTTACTGCCCCACCGGAAAGCGTAAGAGTACCAAACGCTTCTACGCTTCCTATTGCGCTCGGCGAAACTGTCTGGTTCAGCCTGAACGTGCCAAACGTTTCTGCCGAACTAATGCCCGAAAGTGACAGGGCTTGATTGATCTTGGCGGTTCCAAAAGACTCGCCTGAGGTGATGGCCGTTGGGAATATTGAGACAGAACCACGCGCGACGGTGAGAGTCCCAAAAGCTTCTGCTGAACTTATTCCACTGGCTGTTATGTTTCGATTGATCTTGGCTGTACCGAAGGCTTCCGCCGAAGCGATTGCAGAAGTTGTGAGGTTACGGTTTAGCTTATTGGTTCCAAACGCTTCTGCGCTGGCAATAGCGCCCACGCCTGAAACCGTTTGACTTACAGGCGGGAGAACGGCCGCAATTGGTTGGCCTTGCTGCGGCTGAGGAGGTGGATAGAATAACGCCATCCTATCTTATGTCAGTTCTTCGTAGGTAACAGTGATCGTCCAACCAGTAGTAGTTCCTGGCGCCGCCAGAAACCTTACGCACCAAACTGTGCTGGGAGGAATGATGATTCTCTCTTCAGGGGTAGGAACCCAGAACCATCCATTCAAATTATTAGGATTAACAAGATAGTGATTTGTGTATGTACCCCCAGAGTCGGCAGAGGAGTTGATCCCAATCCGGCCTGCGCCACCAATAACGCTTGTGTTTCCAACTAGTCCTGAGGCTGGGCCACCTAGTGGAGAAATATTTTGAGGCGTGACGGAAGTAGTTGTCAGAGTGCCAGCAGTATCGCGAGTTGAACAGGCAATTCTAACCTGAGCCGCTGTTGCGGTGGCGTTCTGCGTAATTTCAATCCGCCGAATCGCAATCCGCGCTCCTGCCACTACGCCCGCTGCTGTTTGCAAGGCCAGTAAAACATTCCCGGTGCCTAGAGTCATGTTCTCGCCAGGAGCTGTATAGATTCTGCCCATTTATTTCTCCTTACTGTGCTAATAATGCTTGCATCTTATGTGAAGGTGGTGGATAAATTCCTGCGGCTGCCGCAGTGAAATAGCCAACCAAGAAAAAATCATTAGTAGTCGCCGCTATTTTCCCTTGGATCAGTTGCGAACCGTCTGCTTCCACCATCGCCATTGGATGACGATCTGCGAGTTTGTAAATATCTTCCGCTGAGCCGTTCTTTCGTAGAGCATAGTTACTGCTGCTAGCAACAGTGACTTCTATGAGTCCACCGATAGCGCCAGCGGGAAGGGCGGACAAGGCAGCATAAGCACCCGTTGAGCCGAGTGATAAATCGGTAGCATTGTCTAAAAAAGTTGCGTCTGACTTGATGTAGCCAACCAAGAAGAAATCAAGACTAGTGTTGCTGATGTAACCTTCACAAATCTCGGAACCATCTACACCAATAATCCACCCACCAGCAGAGTGATTAGCCATTTGGCTTATGCGGTTGTCTGTCGATCCATTCTTGCGTAAACCAAAATCGTATCGAGTTGGCCCATTGATAATTTCAAAGATCGCGCCGATGGCCGTGTCGCCGCCTGTGTCTCCACTAATGTTTATCGCTGTCCAAGCAGCAGTAGCGGTAAGAGATTTGTTGACAGCATTGTCGAAGAAAACCGCGTCGGTGGTGAAGTAGCCGACAATATAAACATCAATGTTTGTTGTGTCACCGACATAAGCCTCAAAAATTCCGCTGCCATCTAAACCAATCGCCGCCCAAATATGGTTGTTACGCGACAGAATAGGAATACGATTGTCGGTCGAACCGTTCTTCCGCCAACCAACAGCGTAGTCGGTCGTGCCAATGATATTAACAATATGAAGCATTACCCCCGAGGCACCGGAAGGTACACCAAAAGAAGTTGCGTCAACGTCAGTCCATGCCGATGCTGAGCCGGGGGTGACTTCTACGGGTGTAATGAAAGCTGCCATCTCAAGCTAAGATTATTTCCATACCTTGCAGCTTGGCAGTATCCATTTGAAGTTGAGCCTCGGTCGAGTAAGTCATAACCACTAAGCCCAAGTCGTTGGTTATATCGTTATAAAGCGAAGTGTCTATTTTTTCACCTATCGGCTGCTTCATATTTTCGTTATGAAATTCAACTGTATAAAGCCAGAAAAGATAAGCATGGAGTTTGTCAAAAAGAGCCTTCGACTGTACTGGCGTGGCTCCAAGATCATAGATCTTCCCATCAGCTTTGAAGGGCTTCGATAACCCCTGCTTCCAGAAGTTGTAATAGCAATCTGAAAGCTCGTCATGCAACACCTCGAACTTCTTATCAACAATTGCACGAAGTTCCGCAAATTGTATGTTTGTACGGTTTCTTTCAGAAGACTGATACATCACTTCTTTATCAGAACAAACACCCCGAATTCCGGTGCTGTGTGCGCGTTGACATTCGGGAAGTGGGTGATCTGCGATGCTCCCAACAGCGGCACGGCAATTAACCCGGTCATAGGAATATTAACTGTGGGATTACTCGCCGAATATGTTCCTGTCGCTACCGGTGGGCCATAGAAGTTCTGCGCATCGCGAACTTCATACTGCTCGCCGTCCTGCAAGCCAGAAGTGGAAATGTTGACTTGAACAGACAAGAGGTTGTCCCAGTTATAGATAGCGATATTCGCTCGCCCGCGTTCATACTGATTGGGACGAATGAAAATTTGATTTCCGCTAGTCGGATAACCAGTGGTAGCCGTAATCAAAGTATTGTTGCTCTGCGTGATTGTCTGCCAAGGCCCAAAATACAATGCACCGTTGGCATTTGTTCCGTTAACTAGATAGTTGCCCGTGGCTGTCACGTTGAAATGTGTCGGCGTTGGGTAGTACGACAGCCATGCTCCTCCCATGCTTTCTGTTCTCCGGTTGTAAGTTCGGTTGTTCATGATCACCAAGTCGTGCATCGGACAACAATCCCGTGTGTAGGTGAGTAGGTTCCACTGCCCATTCTCAAACAGAATGTTGTTATCAAAGGTGGTGGAGTTGACGTAAGCCGAACCATCAGAACTCATTTTCAGCCCTACAGTGAAGTTCTTGAACGAAATGTTGTCGCGTAACATGCGAATCGTAGTGGACGTGTTCTGTCCATACACCGCGCTGCCTTCCTTGGTGTTGTTAATTCCTCTATACGCTCCAATGCCCCAGAAGAGAGAGCCGTAAATCTCACCTCCCACAGCAGTTTTCCAGAAACCAATTCCTGGATGCCCAGTGTCATGGATGACCATGTTGATGGCCTTGTTGCCTACTCCGAACATGGAGATCCCTGGAGAATGGTCGGCAGAGTTGACCACATTCCGCGTCACACTTGCGGAATTCGTAATCTCGAATCCCCACCACCACGCATAAGGCCCGTTAGACGTAATGCCCCCGTTCACTGTGGCGCGCTCTCCCGGATAGCCTCTTATAATTACCGGAGCCGCTGCGGTGCCGCCTAAGTTGCTGGCGAAGATTGTTGCGCCACCTGTCCCATAACCGCCCCCACGCAGACAAACAGTTTTGCCAGGCTGCGAGCCCTTTTGCAGCGCTGCCGATAAACTCAATGGACTAGCGAGCGTCCCGGTTCCGGTGGCACTACCGTTCGCAGCAACATAGTAGTCGCAGGTAAACGCTATCGGTGACGGGCTGGGCACCGGCGACGGACTCGGCACCGGAGTTGGTGTGGGCGTTGGCTCAGGTGTTGGTGTTGCTGTCGGCGTTGGGGTCGGCGTTGCTGTTGGAATTGGTGTCGGCGCAGGCGTTGGTGTTGGCGTTGCGCAGGGCACAATTTGAGTTACCTGCGACTGCCGATCCGCCGCAATCACTGTCTCAAGACACTTCTCCTGGGCCTGGGTTGAGATGCTAAGAGAAAGAATAAACGTGCAGAGGAAGGGAATAACTTTCATTCCCTAAGAGTACTAACTATTTGATGTTTATTTGTGAGAGGCTACTTCGTCGGCTTCCGTGCGCCACCCTGCTTCAAGGGCTTCAACTTCAGTTTGCGGCGAATCAAGTTTGAGTCCGACTCGCCGTCTTTCGCCTGCCTCCGAAGTCGATCAAGCTCTTCGGGCAACAGAGTAACTTTAATTTGTGGTTTTGTAGTAGGCATTTAGTTTTTTGGCCCCCGCCCCAAGCGAACGACTTGCGCCGCTCACGCTTTCGCGTTGGAGACTTGGAACGGGGATAGCTAAAACTCGTCGTCCTGTGGATCGGTTTGTAGGCCGACCCGCTCGTCGTACTTCGCTTCGACCACTGGATAGCCCTCGTGAATCCGATAACCTCGTAAGACGTGCTTCACTGGGACGGGACAGAGCGATTGCCACGATTCGGTTGACGGATCGAACCGACCTTCAATTAGACAGAGAATTGAGTGACCGCCGTCTGACGTGTAGCAATACCATTGACTCAATTCGGTTGGTAGTTCAGAGTGATACGCCTTCCCTCGAATGAGAAAAGACGTACCCTCAAAGAACTTCTCGATTATCTGAGCAGTGTTCATTTCTTTAAGCTTTCAAAAGTAATTGTCGCACTGTTGGCGCTAGCGCGTGGCCGTTTGTGCGCCCCCAGTCAGTACGCACTACCCGACCACCGGCGCTTCGCGCTAGACGGTGCATAAAAGCAATGGCTTCCTTATCTGAGTCTGGACCACAATAAACCACGTCGATAATTCCGGTTAGTTTCTCAGCGGCCTCCAAAGCAGCGGCTTCGTCGTCCGGCTGTCCATCGGAAATTACTATTGTATGCCTTGGTCGATATTGCCGACCGTACTCAAGCGCGTAGTGAAGTGCGGTGCTACCGTCAGGCTCAGGCAGGCTCTCAAACATTTCTTGAGCTGTGGAATTGAAAGCGATTATCCGAGCAGCTGGAAATTGCGGTCGTATCTGGTCCAAGGCTTCCTGTAAAACCGTGATCTTTTTCCGACTCCCAGCCGATTCGTCCATTGACCCGGACACGTCGCAAAGTAGTAGTACCTCTTTGGTAGCCCCGTCCAATCGCTTCTTAAACCGTGAAGTCTCGCCAGTGTCGGGAAGTTTAGACGCTTGCTGTAACAGCGACTGAAGCGGATTAGCTATTCGAGTCTCCATTGCTTTGCTCCTCCTTTTCAAAGTAATCACAACCAGCAAGAAACTTCGTTCCTGGGCGGTCGTAGGTTGGGTGCTCTTGTCCTTTAGCCTTGATATACCGCGCCCGAAACTTCGCACAAAATTCAATTAACTCAGGTTTGCGCGCCATTAAACCGCGCGAAGTCTTAATCTTGTTTTCGTCCGCGTTCCAGTCCACCAAGTGCGAATCGTCGTACTGATTACAGGTTGGATTGATTAAAACACGGACACCGTAGCGCGACTTCCAGTAGTTAATACTGATCGTGGCGGGGTCCCGTTCAACCAGTGCCGCAGCTTGTTTGAGCCAAGCGCGTTCTTCGTCCTCACGGATTTGCGCCTCTACCACTTTCTTCTTAGCTTCGGTGGCAAGTTCCTGTTCGCGTATCTCTTGCTGCTTGCGCTGGCGTTCAGTGTTTGCAGCAGACTCTCTTGCTTCGGTTTCTCGTCGTACTTCCTCTACCGCTTCCTTCGCTAACCGTTCACGTTCCAGCGCCCGCAGTCTGGCGGCCTCGCGTTCACTGGCCTCTGTGCGAATACGAGCCTTCTCGGACTCGTCCAAAACAGCGCTACGAGAAGCTGTGGCAACGGCTGGATTACGAGAAACGGCTTCCTGGCAAGCCTCACGGATTAGAGTGACAAGTTGATCGTCGGTGAGTTGGGAAAAGTCTAAGGAGGTCATTACGCCACCTCCTTTTTCTCGCCAGTCGCTGAAAACTCAGCAGCCGCCGTAGGGCAAAGCGTGTCAAGTCTGGCTTCCAACTGCGCGGCCACGTACTGTTGGCCAGAGTGATCGCGTCCGTCAATCCACTTGCGACTCTCAATCCAAGTGCGAGGCTCGTCCTGCAAAAGCACTAGCGCGTCGTTGATCTCTTGCGTCGCGGTTTTGGTAAACTTAAAACTCTTTTCTACTTCCCAGTCCCAATTTCCATTGATTGCCCCAAACAGTTTTAAGTCTCGCAGCGCGGACGCGAGATCGTATTGAAGGGCGGAAGCAAGGAAACTGGCGCGCAGTGTCTCAGCCCAAGCAATTTGCTTCGGGCTTCCGGTTAATTCGGGTAGGCCAGAAGCCTTAGCAGATTCGGCTGCTTGTGCAGACTGCTCCGCGTGCTGTTTCTGCTTTTCTTCCTGAAAACAGTCAGAACACAGGCGACTTGGGCCTACGTTCTCTAGCCACCACTCTCGGTTCTTGTGTGGGCCCGTTAGGTTGTGGGTTTCGGTGTGTCCGCAGGCGTGTTCAACTTCGTATTTTGCCACTGTTTTATCTCCTTTTTTGCTCTTTCGAGCGCCCCGCGTTGGTTCGGTCGCGGCCCCGTGTTTTTCAATACTGGAATTATCCCACAGGTAGGCCACTTGAGTCAAGCGAAATCGAAAGATTTTTTCGATTTATTTTGCGTATTTTAGTAAGGAATCTCAGACGCCAAAGGCCCGTTTTTGCTGGCTTTTTGGGCGATTTTTCAAGCGATTTGGCCCTATCTGGCTAACTATTGCAAACATTAGCTTTTCAGTCTCGATTTAAGGCGTTTTCCAGGGAAGGGCGGTACAAGTAGGCTACTTGCGAGGAAAGAAAAGTGCAGGGCTTTCTGGCTAGATATTTGTGAGAGAGGCTTCAAACTCCCAAAGATCCCACCTTAACGACCTTTCCGGGCCTCACGTATATCTGTTTTGATTTCCGACAAGTCGTTCCGCGTGGCATCAATAAACTGCTTGAATTCTTCCCTAGTAATCTGTCGATCCATGATCTTATTCAAGTCGTCGCGATCAGCTTTTATCTGCCGTTCTAAATTATCAATTCGCTGCATTTGCTCTCCCGCAGTATATCTGACAGTTCCGTAAGCTCCCGCGATAGCAATGATTAGCGGCAAGACAAATTGAAGCACGAGTAATGCGGTCTTTCCATTTAGTGAGCGTGGCTCGTTTGTCATTCATGGAAACCTCGCCGCAAATCTTTAGTGGATGCACAACAATTTGAACGCTTCGCACATAAAACGGTTATTCGCGTCCTCAATCTTTCGCCTTAAGGCGTCACGTTCTGCGGTAAGAGACGCGATCAATTCCTTTTGGGCCGCGAGTTGGGCTCTCGTCCCTGTTTGCGCTTCTTCATAAACCACCACGAGCGCTGCGGTATTTTTTTTTCCTGCCGCCACTTCCTGTTGCGCGGAGTTTAGTAACACTCGCTGAGCGACATTCTCCCGCTCAAGGGCTTCCACGCGCAATGCTTTTGCTTCAGCTTTCGCTTCAGCGACTGCGGCTTTCATTGCCTCTATTGCCGCCTTCAGCTCATCGGGTGAACAAGGGGCAGCGGGAGATGGTGCCGGCGTCTGGGCCATAGCGCCTACATAGAGAACCAGCAATAGGAGAAACGTTCTCACTTCGGTTTCTCCTGCACGCCGTCATCGCCTTGTTGTAGTTCAGGTTGCTGCTTCCCGACGACTGTAAGCCCAGTGAGACCGGCTGGGTTATCAGCATCGAGTCGAGCCATGTCAAAAGCTAACTTGAACATTTGGGCTTTAGCCTGTTCTCTTGGCCGCATGTCTTCGCTTATATCTTCGCTACGATGATCCAGCCCCGCAAATAACTGCTCTTTCTTCTCCGCCGGCAAAGGTACACCTGGGTCCAGCAAAGACTCGGCTATTAACCTATCCAATGGTGCATATCTTTCGTGAGGGTGCGTTAGCTCAGCCGCTAGCACCGTCTTGACGTATCCCCAGAACGGGACCACGCTTACGCCGAGCTTGCCCTCAAGGACAGCCATGCGGTCAGCTTGTGCCTTGAGACGCGCTAACACCAAAGCGGCGGCAATCGCCACGACAAGAGCAAATACCACCAAACCAATTCCAATTAGGCGAGGATTCATAGGTTTAATTCAGCGGAAACACTTTCAGGGCGATAAACTTTTCTTCTCCGGTCTGATTGTCTACTCACAGGACAGGGTTACTGTATTTAGTTTTTCTTTCGAGTTCTTCCTTTCTCAGTCAAAGCCATTCCTACAGTTCCCGGCAACCGAAAACTCATCGCCCTGAAATTCTTTTAGTCTACGCGGGCGGCTCTTCAGTCAGCCCTGGGATGGTCAGCGACACGTCGCTGATGGCCGCAGGATCGCCAGTTGTGATCGTGAAATCCGCGGCGCCGCTGCCGAGAATTTCGCCCTTAGCGTTAGTGACTGAGGCTGTAACCGAAGCCACGCCAGGAGCACCAAAAGACAGCGTGCCAGACTTAGAGGCAGCGTCAAAGCTAACTTCGACTACCTCAGGATCACTGGATTCGACGGCCACGGAAAGACCGCTGACGTCTGCAATTGGATGACCTTCGGCGTCAGTCACGCCGCCAATGTTGATTGAGAATGATTCTGCCTGATTATCGTCTGCTACCTTAAACAAATTGCACCTCCTTATGTGTGCTCAATGGTAAAATTGAGGAACCTTGACGATTCCAAAATTGAAGATTTGCGCATCTTGCGAAACCCCTAAGCCAGTTTCTGAATTCTGGCTGAAACGAGATCGCAAGGATGGGCGCGACAGGGAATGCATTTTCTGCGGGAAGGCACGGAACGGACGAAAACACGCCGCGCGAGCTGCTAAGAAAGTCTACAAACGTAGTCGCAATGGTGAAGTGCCGCACGGCACGAATAGCTGCTATGTGAACTATCGTTGCCGCTGCGACCAATGCCGCGCAGCGCGTGGCCGTTTTATGTCGGCACTCTACGCTCAGAACCCTGAACGGTTTATTGCGTACACCAAAAAGTCCGAAGAGAAAAGTGTTGATAGAAGGCGGGAGTATCGTAAAACATATTACCTGGAACACCGGGAGCAGCTTCTTACTAAAAGCCGCACTTATGCGCAAACGCAAAGAGGTCGCCAGTGTCAACGCAAAAAGCATCTTGCCCGAAAGGCGCGATTCACTGGAGCATCCGGCACGGCGTCGATAGACCAAATTGCGGCGCGATGGGCCTACTATGGCGGCCGGTGTTGGGTATGCGGAATAGCCGCTAATGCGCTCGATCATGTGATGCCTATCTCCCGTAACGGTTCTAACTGGCCCGCCAATCTTAGACCCATCTGCAAAAGCTGTAATTCGAGGAAACGCAATCATCCGCCTACTCGCTTTCTTTCAATCCGGGAAAAACGAATTTCACAGACCCCACCTTCGCCGGCGGTCCGGGCGGTGGCGGCTGCTGTTGAGCGTTTGCGATAGCTTCCGCCACCTGTGCGAAGCCCGCTAGAATTGAATCGTTCTGTATTGATAGCCACTTGCCGTTATCTTTCGTGAACTCCTGAATTGCGTCCCCAATGTGAGTAAGCAGCAAATGGTATTGATCAAACTGAGTTTGATCTAATTTAATCAATGTCGGCTGAGGAGTTGGCGGCATCAATTTAACCCCCGAAACGCCAGCGAAAGAGTCCGCCAACACTTACATAGATCGCGAGTGCCACGGCCCACCATGGCGATCCGATGAGAATCAGGAAGCTAATAGCCGCCCCGAAACAAGCTAGTAAGATCACTAATCCAGTCCATTCCGGCAGTGGCTTCGAAGGCCCTCGATGCTGTGTGCCACCTTGTCCTGGTCTCCAGCTCATCACCTTGAAATCTTAGTCTTGTCTCGGATTATGATTCCTCGTTCCTTGATCTCTTTCCAGAACTCGCGGATGAATTTCTCTGCCTTCTTCGGAGTCAAAGTCAAAACCTCCGTGATGAATGTGTTGTCGGAGCTGCGCCAGAGCTTGATCCTGATTCCGCCTTTAGCCTTTACGATGTCTGCGAATACTGGTTTGCTCATGACGGATCTTCCTCATCGTCGTCAGATTCTTCATCCGAATCTGTAATGTTTTCACCCCTGGCCTTATGCTTGGCATATTCTGCTTTCCGTCGTGCCTTATCAGCTTCTTTCTCTTCCTGAAGTTTGATGATCTTCTCGACTGTAGCGCGCCGCTTCTCGTCTATCGTTAAGACCACGTGTAACGGATAGTCGTTAGACAAACAATCCTCTGGAAGCATCCAAGATGGGAACATAAGGCTGAACCATTTATTCTTGGTTTTGCTTTCGGGAAAGGCGCATTTGAGTGTCGAGGTTTCGCTTCCCGTTTCCGAGGTTTTGCAGTTAATGTCTTGAGCTAATCCCGTATTCTCCGGCACAATCGAAATCAGAACCGGGTCGTGAATCTTTAGCCCACCTGCCTTGGAAAGAGGAATTTTCTCAAACTCCCAGAACTCATCTCCGTCTGAACACTTGAGAGCTAGGTAACTACCGAGAGTCGCTTCATGCGTGCCAGAGACGTAACACTTCATCTCCGGCGAACTGAATAAAATGAGGATTAAAGCTAATAGCATTGGCGTCAGTTGGTCTATCTCTTAGTTGTGCGTTTCTCTCATCTCTAAGATGTCTCGCGGTAAATACCACTACTTAGCCCGAATCACCTGAATCGTTGGCACGGCGATTTTCCAGAAAGCTTGGCTCCAGGGGCCATCGAGAAACTCGAGAACTTTTCCACCAAACCCGCCAACTTTGCCGTGGGGAATAAACTGCATTGCTTCTGTTCTTAACTCGCGCTCTTTCTCATAAAGGCTCATGGCTCTAACAAAGTTGCCATGTTCGATCTCGGTTTTCTGATTTGCAATTGTCACGTTTTGATCGGCAATCTTGATTAAGTCCTGGAATCGGTTTTCATTAGTTCTGCAAACTTGCAATTTATCTTTCTGGTTTGCGAGCTCTTCCACCTTTTCGGGCGAGAGGGCGCGAAAACGTTGACCATCAATCAAAACCACATGCGAGCCGTCAGGCAAACTCTTAACGTATTCGACAGTCTGTGCGCTACAAGGGCAGCTCAACTTTATCAGCGTCAGACAGGCGAGCACGGTCAGCAATACGCTTTTCAAGTTCTGCCTTTTCGTGGCTAATAGCATTTTCAAGCTCAATTCGTTTCCGCTGGTTCTCGCTTAAATCCCGGCTTAGTTTTATTAACTCTTGTTCACTGGCTCTGAGTTGCTCTAAAAACCGCGCTCTTTCTAATTCCTGAAGGGCTACTTTGTTTCTTAACTCCTGAACCCGAGCCTGTAAGTCAGGATCGAGCGACTGTTCAAGCCATGACAGCAATCGAAGGATAATTTGGCGAAGCATTAAGGTTGAGGGGCTTGTTGTCCAACCACTTCCCCTTCACGGTTTGTCACAATGCCAGAACTATCGACCGACTTCGCTGCCGTGCCAGTCCCTGTGACGTTTTGGTCTTTGGCTGTTAGTAAGCCAAAACCAGCAATCAGGATGCCGACAGTTTCGAGGATCAGCTGTCCGTCACTGAGAATTGCTTGAAAATCTTTTGTTCGATAGGCGACGGCAATGCGACCAACAGCCGCGACGATCACAGCGAAGCCGGCTAGGGTTGTCCGCCAGTTAATTCCTAATAGTTTGCTCAACATTCAGCTATTCTCCTTCTTGCGTTAGCGTCAACTGCCCGGCGAATACGGGGGATTCAGCAGATCCGCTAACCGCTCGTCCGTAATCCCCCCAAACAGAAAGGTGGAAAGCACCCTTTCAGTCTACTTTGGTTTCAGGATTTATTTCGGAGTGTTGATAGTAGAAACAGTAAAGCCGCCTGATTTCTCAAGCGGCTTCACTTCTGGCAGAACCTACCCGCGCCTCAGTGGACGCTCTCGGCCCTACATCGTGCTCGTGTCTCCGATTCTCGCGGAGTAGCGCAAAGTTTACATTCGCATCGAGCGACAGCCGTTAACGGCCAATGCGCACGCCTTATGCGTCACGTTTTCGGATGAAAACTCTCTAAAGGCTCTGGAATTTCTTGCCCCAACTCAATCACGGCCATAAGCCAATTCATCGCAGCATCTAACAGGTTGTAATAAGCCTGTTCCAGCGATTCGCCTTGGCTATAACAACCAGGAAACTCCCGCACATAAGCAGCGAACCCGCCATCTGATTCGCGCACAAAGCAGAAGGAGTATGGTTTTGCTAAATGCGCTAAAGCGTCATTCGCTTTCTCAGTTTCTTCGATAACGCCTTGGGTAACGAACACGATTCATTTTACCTCAGAAACACCAACGCCGCTAAAGGGAAAGTTTGTTCAGGACGCGGGACGGTTATGCTTGAGTGAGAGGGTTAGACATAAAAGATTCTTGGTATTCATTACCAAAGAGGCGCAGCCAATCGTCCTGACATTCCTTACAGTCTTTTCTAAGCCGATCAGAGGTGCAGTGGCAAATGTTACAGCGTTCGACTTCCTGCCTTGCGCGATGAAACCAATCTTCCCACTCAACGAGTGAGACAGTGTTATCGAAATGAGCATAACGACCCCAGGCCTCACCGCCGCTAAATGAGATTTCTTTGCCGTCAAATTCAATCTCTCTAAAAGGTGAGAAGTCATGCCACTTGACTCTAAAATGAACATTGCCAAAATCTATGTCAGAGTCTTTATCCCATGGCTGCTGACGAGAATTCCAATAAACTATTGTCGCCTCTTCAACCAACGCATGGCATAGCGCCTCAACAAACCAATTGGCACGAAACGACTCGCCGCAAGCGCGTTCCCATCCGATTTCCTTAGATCGTTCGGCGAATTGACTTGACATAACAGTCTCAAAAGTTTGAGAACCTAGCTGCCGCGAAGTCTCATGCGGTAATTTAGATACCTGAAAGAGGTTAGGCTATCAAACCGATCTGAGATTTTGACGGATCGCTGGAACGGTTTGATAGCCCTTAGGGATTTCTTCATGCGTAAGATAACACATCCTAAAGCCTCACGTCTATAACACAAGGCTGTAGATTGGACGCTAGAGTTAGCTAGGGTTTTTGTTCAGAGCTGCTCTTCATCATCTCCGTAGTCATATGGCGAGGTTGTAGATTGAATGGTGGCTCGTTCCATTGCATTGGAGTACCGCTGGAAAGCGTCAGCAAGCCGCGCAAATGACGCGCCTGCCGCTTGCGCACTTAGCCCAATCTTCCGCCAAGCAATTCTCATTTGCTCGCAGAATTCTTCAACGCGAGCTTTAATTTCATCATCAGTGAGGATAGACGTGTCATAGCCGAATATATTAAGAGTGAAGCGTATCTCAGCAATTGCTCGCCGCTCGCGCCGCTTCCAATACCATGCCGTTAGTCGTGTGAGCATGTCCCTCATTTTACTCCGACTTGCGGTGCCCATTCTATCTTTAGGCTGCATTTTCAAGTTGCGCTTCGTAATCAGGATGAAGGGCATAGAGATCAATCATCACCCCTCGCCGACCTTCCTGCCTGCTATCTTCCACGCTCATAACTTCCAGCATTTTCTTTTCAACCATCAAGTCCAGCCGCTCATCTAATTCCGAATTGCTCATAAAATAACTACAGGTTTCAAGCCATGCTGCAATCTCATCCCGGCTCGCTCGCTCAAGACCTGGCGAGCCTTCGTCGAAACTAAACAATCCAACAATAGCGCCGTAGTCTGCCTGCCTAGTACGGTTCTTTTGCCACTGTGCGCGATGGCCTTGCCAATAAACCATGCTTTCGATTGATGGGCAGCTTTCAGGGATTTCTTCTGCCAGCTTCGCCAATTCTTCCATGTAGTGATCAAGATATGCGCGAGCTTCTCTTGATAACACGAGTTCGCTATCTTCTGGCTTCTCTTTCTTTTCACGACGAGCACGATCGGCTTCGCGCCGCACGCTCCGCTGACTAAGTTGTTCCTTAGCAGCTTTGGCTAAAATCCTATCCTGCTGCTCAGGATCAAGACTGGCGACCTCCGCATGAGTAGAGAAGTCAACAACGTCCCGGCGCCGGGATGGATCAATAGCCTTTGCGACATAGGCATAATTCATCAATGTCTTTTTGGCACGGCCTGTCTCTTCAATTGCTTGGGCGTACTTCTCATCATATTTTCTCTCACCGTAGTTTAGCCAATCTCCAATCCACCAACGAATCGCTAAGTCCGCGAGTTGCAGTTGCCTGCCAAGCCGCTCCCAGTGCTCAAACTTTAATTCTTCAGGCAGCGTGAGACTTGTCGGGGTAAACTCACAACCTGGAATATCGAATGGTGTCACAGGCCGCTCAGCGATAGCACTCATTTTCTTAATTTCTCCCGCGTTTCTCGCTCCCGTCCGATTCGTTTAGTCCATAAAAGAAATAGAAATAGAAAATATAAAGTAGCCTTCATCTTAATTACGAGCGATCATTCAACGATTTGAGAAAGCGCCGCTTCGCGGACGCAGTTGCTTGAATGCTGCCGCAACGGAATCAATCCCTCGCGTCTCGCGCTCCATTTAATGCTCGCGGCAACTTCCCACCATTGATAGAAACTGCCAACTCTTGAGCGGGCAATCGGATGTCGTGCCACATAGCCTTGAACCGCCAAACATTTGCCGCAGGCTTCGACTTCCTTTTTCGTTTCTTCAACAACTAAAATATCGCGGCCCTTCTCACGTTGGCGCTTAACCCATTCTGGCGAACGAATACTCGTCACGCTACTTCTCCTTACCTTCTATAGCAGCAAGCGCAGCGCGGGAAATTGCCAGAGGTAAAGAATCTTCTACTGCAAACGCTGTAACAACGTGATCTTCGTTGTACGGCTCAGCCCGAGTAAATGAAACCTTCCAAACATAATTAAAGTCCGCGTGAAGATCGATACAACACCACTCTCCGGATTGGCGCATTTTCTCAATCAGTTTCATTGCAGCGGCTGTGTCGGTTGAGTAGTGCGGAACGTAGTTGAGTGCTCCACCGAAATCCATGTGCATATCGGGCGGACAGTAAAGAACATCGCCAATGGTTCTGTTATCTGTAGGGTGAACCGCTTTCTCCCATCGCGTCCAGCCCATAACACGTTCCGCGACAGCCGCGTCTAGTTCGCGCCCTGCCAAGCCCTGTGCTGGCGGTTGAGGGGATTCAGACGATCCGCTTCCAAGATGTTTTTGGCTTTCCATTAACCTAATAACTCCCAAGTTGCTTCGTCGATTATTCCTGTCTCTGGTAATTCATATTTCTTCTGAAACTGCTTAATTATGGATTCCGTGATTCGACCATACTCACCATCAACGGAAAGAGAATATCCTTTTGCTTTCAATGCAGCTTGGGCAATCCGTACAGCCTGGCCTTTGTCTCCGAGTTTTAGAGTTGGTCTGGAAGGCACTTGAGGCGAACTGGGCTCACCATCTACTTTAGCCCATACTGCTTGCAGTCCGCCCTTCACATATAAGGCTCGGCATTCTTTAAGTGTTGGGCCTTTCAGTTCCACATGCGGCAGATCAATAAACTTTGTCCAGTCCCCACCCCACAAAAGCCCCACTTTCTCCGCCTCATCATTGATCGCTAAGAATGCTTCGCGCCAGTTCCAGTCAATTTTTCCATTAGGAACCGGAGCAATATCGCAAGCGAGCCCGAAGTTATGGTTGCTGTATCCCCCTCGCGCGCGTGTGACGATCTCTCCAGGCTTCGTTCTGCCCTGGGTAAATAGAAGATCTTGCTCTACGTAGGTTCGCAACCCTTGGACAACTTCAAATGGAAACCCATTAGCGCCCAAGCCCGCGATTAGCAAGCGGACACGCGCCGCTAACTTGGGATGAACTTTAGAAAGGCGATTTTCAGAGGATTGATTCATGCTCCAATTGTTCGCAAGGCATCCTCAAGCGACCTCCAAATATGGACGGGCGCTTTCGGCACGAATTCTTCGTACCAAACCCGCTGATATATTGTTAGTCGTTGTCTACTTGGCGATTTCTCTCCATCCTTAATTTCAGCCACATACCACAAACCGTGGAATGCGACGAGAAGGTCTGGTACACCTTTCCCAACTGAAGCAATAGACTGAACTCCCGCACCCACCGCACGAAGGCCGCTTACTATCTCACTGTGATTGGAATCTATTTTCTTCATTCCCGAATCTGTAAAGCTAGATTGTTTTCTAGATCGCTTATCATCAATTCCCGTACATTGCTCCCAGAACCATCTTTTCAACGTCAGTCAAATCCCAATGCGCCATGACCGCGTAGAGTCCTGTTTGAGCCAGAGGCTTGAGCAGCATTGGGTCACCCGGCGGACGCTGAGGTTTTGGCAACGATTCCCACTTTTCCACTTCCCAGAGAATTGAGTATTCGCCCAACGCCCCGGTTTGCGGACGATGTTCGGGCGGGATAATCGGCACCGTTGCTTTGACCGTCTCTAAATAAAGCGGGATCTCCCATTGCTTTCCCTCTGCAACCCGTGGGAGTGTACCCACGCCAAAGACGAATTGATCACGCTTGGCTTGAGCGCTCTTATTGGGGGCCGACAGAAAGAACCGCTCCGATGAAGAGAAATACGCCACGTTGCTCCAATGATTACGGCGAAAGAAAACCGTGTCTCGATCGGCGCGGGATAATGCCAATCGCGGGTGATAGTTTTCCGGTTCAACTCCAGCCTTCACAATTGCCGCGCGTGGGTTGATCACGCCCAGCCCTTCGGACAGTGCACCATAGACTGCCTTCATCATTCGATCATGCTGTGAACGACTGACGCGCAACGCTGCTTTATATTCATTGAACTTCGCAAGCGCGTCCGTCTTATCAAGAGTTACAACTTCAGCCGCATCGGATAGCGGCCCTGATAGTTCTGTATTCATAAATCCTCCTTCTCAATCGGCAGGCTCAGGTCATCTGAAATCTTGAGCTTGGTCATCGAAAGTTCGAGTCCGAACAAAGCCCACCTGCATCCTGATTGTCCTCATTATCCGCATAGTCCTTTGGCGTTTGGCTGCTAAAATATCCTAGATTTCCGCTAAGTGAAGACATGTGAATGGTTAGGCTTTTCGGCGCTTACGTCCGACCTCCGGCACTATATTCCCTTGATTTCCTTCGGAAAACACTGCGTTATTAAAATTCTTGTCCAAACCGAGTCCAAGATTTTCATTTCCCGCGAAGTTTTCCAGCACTTCCATAGCTCGATCTTTGCTCTCAGTTGACGCGTGACCATAATGCAGAATTAGCGTCTTGTCTGCATGGCCAGTAATCGATCCAATGGTCGCCAAGTCGCGTCCGGCTTGAAGCATTCGCGTGACTGCTGTGTGGCGCGCGTCATGAGTAACAAACCCGCCAGGCACATCGCGGCCGTATGTAACCCCCGCCGCTTCGCAGGCCTCGGCAAAGATTTCGTAATAGTCAGTGACCTCCTTACCATCCCGCGTGAAGACGTAGGCGCTCTCTGACTGGCCTAACCTCTCACGCAGTATTTCCGCCAAAGTTTTCGTGATCTTCAGATAGCGAACTGTTTGCTCGGATCTTTTCTCTGTCTTCGTTCCGACGATTTGCATGACCATTGCGCCCCAATCAACCTGGTTCCAACGTAACTTACACAACTCGCCTTTGCGTGCGCCGGTCAACAATGCTGTTCTGAATACATGACCCACATTACGTCGGTTGGCAGCTCTGAATTCAGTTTCATCCTCACGCTTTTCGCTGTAGAGCCAAGTCAGCACACGAGTTACTTCTGAGGCTGAGATAACGCGCTCGCGTTTCCGTTTGGATCGCTTCGGACGCGGGATCTTCGGTGCATTCCAGTTCTTCAGTTCTGGATAGTAGTCAACTGCGGAATGTAATGCCGATGAGATAATGTTTAGTTCCCGGTCAATGCTTGATGGCGCTTGACCATCGCGCTGGCGCCGCTCAACAAAACTGTTGAGATGCGACGTTAGCACTTGGTTAATCCTCAACCCTTGCGGAATCTCTTCGCAGAGAGTGTTCAATACTCTTCGCGCTCGGACTTGCTCATTGCGATTCAAGAATTGTGAAACGTGCTTATCAGCCAACTCCCGCATGGTCGGCAAATCTTTCGGTATCAGAAAGCCGTAACGTAAGTCTTTTTCGGCAAGTCGGATTCTCGAAACAGCCGCTTCAACTTCCGCTTGACTCAAAAATCCTGACTCACGTTTGCGCCGACCGTCTGCGAGTCGAATATCAAACCCCCACGAAAAGTATTTCTTTTTGCGCGTGTCATATTTCCATCCTATGCGCTGTCGGTTCGAGTAGAACTTCTTGATCATTTGGCTTGGCCTACCAGTCTGAGAATGTCAGTACGTCGCCGCGCATCTTCTATCAAAATTCGTCTGTGAGCAATGATTTCACCGCGAACCAAAAACAGTTTTTTGCCTTGCGGAATAATCGTCAGCTTTTCCGTGCCGGCCTTCCGCTTGCGAACAGTTGACGGATCTAGCCCAAGCATCCGGGCAGCTTCGGCCAAAGGAATCAGATCGTCCATATCGGATTCAAGTGCTTTTAGTTTCACGCTCACTAGCTCACCGCCCACCAAAGACAATCGTTACTCCCTATCTCTGTCCGTCTCACAAGTTTCATTTCCAAAAGTTCAGGCAACCGTCTTGCGATCTGGTATCTGTCCAACGTTCCAAGTTCTGCGAGCTCTTTACTGCTGCGACCGGGATATTGCTTCACAAGCTGAAGTGTTAGGGCTCTTTGCCCTCTCAAAGTTCCTGAACGCTCAATATCCTCTGCTGCCCTTCGAGATGAAGGAGGGTCTGTGCGGCGCGATCGCGATCTGGGAAAGTCGAGTTGGTATTGCACGCTCAAACCACACTCCAATTAAACTTCTTAGTCTGTTTTCTTAAGAATGGGTTTAGAAAACTTTTCTCTTCAATGAAAACAACAACATCTTCCTTAACTTCCGGGCTAGGTTCCCGCGTCCCGCGCCGGTGCGTTATCGCAACTTCTTCCTGCCGGCGTTCAATGTGTCTCTCCAAGTAGCCATCCTTTGGCGGAGTTATCTTTACTGGTAGTCCTAAAGCCCGACGCTTGGAGCGCCTGCGTTCCTGATTAACGGTTGCCCGGTCTTTGTGACAAGTCTTGCAATAGCTGTGTAGACCGTCAGGACTTTTACGGTGCCTGTAGAAGTCCCACACAGGAACATGCTGCCGGCAATCGCCACAGAACTTTGTTGCTATTCCTTCTTCGTTCATCGGCAGCGTTTAACTCTCCCCATCGTCGTAAAGCTCATCGTCAGTAGGTTCGAATTCAGAGCGAGAGCCGACGGACAGTTGCGGCGCTGTGGGCATCTCCCAGGGCTTAACTGGTGCTTGTGCAGAGCCGTTCCCTACACGTCTTGCGACTTCCTCAGTTACCGGAGTCATGGAGTAGATCGCGCCATTGCCGAAGTAGCGCGTGAAGTCAATCTCACCATCCGGCTTTGGCACATCAACACGAAGGAATGAGCAGCCACCAATACTCGCCTCAGTTACGCGCCCCGCTAACCGGACGTGCCCGAAAAGTTCCAGTACGGCCCAACAGTCAAATTTCAGTTCTGGTTCATCCATTACTTTGCCTTTGTTGTTTAACTGGAGAGCGACTAGCTAAGTCGCCCTCCAGGTTAGAGTGCCCAGACCCAAAGCACTTGCTTCGGGCGTCCACAGTGCATGCTTTCTGTGAACGGTTAATTGGCTTCATCGTTAAAAATACCTCTCAATCTTTGCGGGCAGTCCGCTCTTATCCGCACTGCTTCCAACAAACTCCTTCCCGACCGGAATTAGATGAATGCGCTCACCGCACTGCTTACACTGTCGCCAATACTTACTCGTCTTGCGCGTACCGTAGCCGCACTTCGGGCACATTGAACCGTCAAGCAATAACAAGGCAATAAGGTTCTCAAAGTTCGGTCTATCAGCAATGGAAAACTCGCGTGTGGTTTTTAGTTTCATCTGTGACCATTAAAAGAAATCAACTTCATGGCATTCTTGTAGTCGTGTCATTATCGAATTGCCCCAGATTTCATCTATGCGACCCCAATGAGTGCGCAGTGCCTCAGCGGAAAAGTTGCTCGTCACGACAATCTGGTGCTGAAATGAGCGCGCGGCATCTATCACGTTGAAAAGTTGTTCCGAAGCAAACTCACTTGGACGCGCTTTCTCAAACTCGTCAAGAAATAACAACCAAGGCTTGCTAGATTTTCGTAACTCATCGGCAGTTACTCGCGGTGCTTTTAATGTCTCGCCTTCTGGTACGCCAACTTCAACACGCCGAAAATCAGCAAGTAGATCGCGCACCGTACACGCTACAACTGGGCGCCGCTGGGATACGGCATAACGATAAAGCGCCCACGCGATATGACTTTTGCCAGTTCCGTTCTTACCAACAAACAGATATGAGTCATTAGGATTGGCTCGAATAAACGTAATCGCGGCTGCTTGCCCTGGATGTAAATCAGCGCGTGGACTCAATCGGGATAGTCTTGGGTTATTAAATACCGGCGGAATGATTGCGAGCTGCGCTTGTGCCATTCTGCGTTTAACACATTTACAGTTTCGCGCCATGATCACCACACCATCGCGTCTACTGCGAACCGGCTTGCCGTCTGCGATAAGTCGAACTCCAACCCCAAGACAACGCCAGCACTTAGCAGATTTTGGACTTTGGTTCGAACTTGAAATCGCTTTTTTGAGGATTTCCGTTTCGAGTGTTTTGCTTATGATTTCCATTTCCGTTTCTTGATAGCCATGATCCGATCTCGCTTTTAACAGACTGCCACGTAACCCGCGCCCGCCACTTGTCTTTTAGAAGGTCGCTATAGCAAGCCTCGCAGACTTCTGGTTTGTAGGTAGCAAGAAGCCAGTTAATCGCCGCGCCTTGCGCTTTGGGATCGGGGATTGGACCAGCAATGTGCTGATTGTGAAAATCCATAAGCCGCGAATGCGGCGATGGTGTTTTTAGTTCTTCTTCTCTTAGTTCTTCTTCTACGTTATTCTTTATTTCCACAGTGGAAATTGGTTTGGAACTTGGATCAACTTCCACTGGAACTTGGTTTTGTCCCTCAACTTCCACACTGGAAGGCGCAACTTCCACTGTGGAACTTGTAAAGCGATCCGTATTGATCTTCCAAATATCAGTGATTGTGATTTCTTGAAACGGCTTTCCGCCACGCGGGTTTGTGACTTCTCTGGTTCGGATTAAGGGCCGATTTCCTAATTCTAGGCGTTTAGCTTCCAAGGCACTTTTCGTTCTACTGACTGTTCCCACACCCATGCCCGTTTCGCGGGCAAGAGTCGCCGTGGATTTGCGGCATTTACCATTCGCAGTTGCGCCGGCAGCGCGTTTGAGATGTGCGTAGAGCACTAATTCCAACGGCTTCAATCCAATTTCAAAAACAATGTTCGGTATCTGTGTCCAGTATTGTCGGGCGTCACCCTCGTCAGTTACTTCGTGCCTCATGTAAACGAAAAGCCCTCAACTTTCGAGACGCTAGAGCGTTAGCAAGGACTCCGCATAGTGGTACGAAGTAGCTGCCAGCGCCCCGAAGGTTCAAGGCTCTGTCTCCACTATGCTATACGCCGGTTGCTTGCCGTCGCCCGCATCGCGGGATTTATTAACCACCATCACACTATCTCAACTCTCAGATTTAAGTTTTTAGCTGTCACGTTGCTGTAGGCCAATACCGATTTAGTGGCTCAGGCCATTCTCCGTCGTATGTTCCGAACTCGATTTGCGAATACATCACAACGTCTAGGCCAAGTTGTTTTGCTTCATCCCGCTGGCTCACGTTTCGACTCAGACGATCCGCACACAGTGCCTTTCCTATATTAATTTTAAGTAATCGCTGGCCATTGATTCGGCCTGAGCCTTTACAAGTCGAGCACTTGAAATCGCCAGTCCGACAACCAGAAGGCCCGCAAACACTCAATAAGCATTCAACCTCCGGTGTCTTTCGGGATAACGATCTGGGAAAGCCAGGATGCTTTGCCCCCTCGTAAAACTAAAAATGCTTTTCAAGAGTGAAATCCTTGAATCGCCGTCTCCGACTTTCACGGAGCAGCGCCAAGTACTAAGTCCCCGTCTCATCGGACGGTCGAGACACACGCTTTCGCGTCAGCGACTCAGGATTGAATTGCGCGGGGCCGAATTGGATACCGACCTAGAGGAGCCTTGTACGGTAAACTCCGTCAGGGTTTTGCAAAACCCACGGCTGCTCGTCCAATATCTGACCTGCTTACGGGGCTTGGCCCAGCCTCGGAGTGCGAACAGCGTTTTCTCCGCATGATGCATCATGCCTGCCCGCGCAATTACGACGAGCCTTTGAGCGACCGTCTTTCAGATCGCCTTATCTCCCGTCGCAAACTTTTCAAATATCAAGCTGGCCGTTTCTCTCCCACGGCCAAAGTCACACCACTTGCAGGGCCAGTCTCGGTGTCCAAAACGGGGTTTCACCGTTCACCCGAGCTTGGTTCTTCCCTGTCTCCGCGAGGTGTCGCGCGACCCGCTTGCGCTTTGGCACGACCATCTTTCAGACCGCGCTACTTGCCGCCGCGCTATCGTTAGCACCGGAGTTTCGCTTGCTCCGGTAGCGCCGATTCTTACGCCTTATCGGAGGCCCGCAGTCAGCCTTACGGCCCAGCATGTTGCCCGTTGGTCTGCGACACCATGATTCGCCGTTTAGTAACACACGGCGAAACTCAAAGAACTCTTTTCAAGTAGGCGGGAACCTTTTAGCCCTCCCGAACCTCTAGATTCCCGCCCTCTGCCCGATTGCTGTTGCCATAGAATTAGCAATCGAGAGAAACTAACTCTTTTCAACTGAGACGTAAGGAGCGCGATCCTTCGTTTTCATTGCCTCACGAAGGATCTGTTTCGCCGTCTCCGTCCGTTCGCTACTTGATACCGTATTCAAGAAGCCGTTTAAGTTTCGCTTCTTTGCGGTAAACTTGATCTCAGTCTTAAATAGTTCGTCAAACACTTCTTTGCCCAATAACTCCGCGGCTGTGAACATCTGCTCGTTGTCAAATTCGTAGTCGATCCCAAACTCGACTTTCAGCCGTATGCCGCCAGTGCTTTCCAGGTGAACCGTCTTCTGTGTCCCTTTGTTTTCAAACGCGATGCCGGCCAGTTGTAAGCCAATCTCCCTTCTCTCTGTCGCCTGCTCTTTTACCTGCCTATCAAGTTGAGCGAACCGCTTAATCAGATCGTCTTGACTTAGGCCAGCAACCGCCGACTTCGGGGCGTCCGTGTCCATTGCTTCTGCGAATGTCATGTGATGCCCCTCCCTCAAAATGGAATACTTACATCACGATCGATTGAGTCGAGCTCGCTGATACTTAGTTCCTCAAGCGGCTTCAGCCCCTTCTCATCCAGATACGCTTGCAGGTGCTTATCAGAGTCGAAGTTTGTTTTGATTGATTTGATAACACCTGCCTTCCTGCTCCCAGATTTGAGGTTGTCAACACGCTCGCTTAGGAGTTTCAGCAGATCGCTAACCTGTCCATCGTCTAGCCCGTCAACATCGGCAACGCCTTCAAAGTTCTGTGCCACAAAAGCGTTTGCGGTTTTCTGTGTCCACTTAGGTTGATCGCCCAGCTCATTAAGCAATTTGAACGCATCCGCAACTGACTGAATAAGAGTCTTGCGAACTTTATCTATCTTGGCGCGCGGCGCCGACTGCTTGCTAGTTACTTTCGCCTCTGTCTTTGTCTCTACGGGCTTTTCACCATTTGCGCTCGCTGTAATGTCCGTGAAGTCTTCAAGATCCTGGGTAAAGAATTCCGAGGCGTTGACGGCCAAGAGCGTAGCCGCGATCAAGGCTCGTTTTTGAGCCATCTTCTGCATGGTGTTGACTTGATCCGCGATGTCAGGATTCGGAACCCGTTCAACCACCTGTGATGTAATTCGTTCGTCGGTGTCGTGAAACTTTGCCCCACAGCCATTCTTTTTTGTCCAGCACAGCCATCCCCCGCCATATTCCTCTTTGCCCTTGATTACAGAGCCTTCTACGCCGCAGCTAGGGCATTTCCGCTCACCTTTGCGCCAGCGATATTTCGTCTCGTGACTGTTGCACGATCCGTCCGCCTCAGCAACTAATAGATCGCCGCGATAAAGAGAGCAGCGATAGAGATAATTGAAAAACGGTCGATCCCATTCTTCTGTGTGATCAATGAGCTGAAACCGCTTGCTTAAGCCGAATAAGGTGCAAAGTTTCTCTGCTCCTGGCTTGAGTAAAGTATTTTTTTCTGTGCCTGGAATCTTGCCAAAGTCCGTCCCTTCGTTCATCAATTCCTGAACGTAAGTAACGATTGTTCGATAACGCTGTGTTGCCGTGGCAATATCCATTATCGGCATCAATGCGTCGGATTCTCTTACTGTGATTGCTTCTGTCATCTGTTTTCTCCTTGTGAATTGCCTCAATCGCGTGGTTTTAGCTCTGAGGCATTGTTACTTGGAATTAACTTTCAACTTTTGACTGTCGGCGCCTTGCGCCGCTTTCTCGATCCGTGGAAAAAATTCATTTTATTAAGACGCCGGACAGTTCTAACGTCACGTTGTTATCCCTCAATTCGCAGGCGTCTTGAGTGCTGCCGCTGCGTTCCAAGCCGCGCGCAGGATTTCAGTGGCGCGCGGTATTACAGCAACAGCCTCGTCCATAGTGACGCTATAAACCTTTAGCGTTACCCAGTGGTCATGGCCCACCTCGCCGGTAACTTCAAACTCAACTGAGCGCCAAGGCCGAACACGATCAGCATGCTCCCACGGAAAAATTGCGATATGGGGCGGCTTCTCATTGCTGCTACAATCCGCAAACCCTTCAAAGGTTTTCCATGCCCACCATTCAACACCCATATGCTTCCACTCATATCCATGCCACTCAACACGCCAGCCATCAGCGGTTAGAATTTCTTTGAGTTGTTTTGGCGTAGTAATCACCCAATCTCCTGCGTCCGCTTCGGCGCTCTCCCTAAACGTAGAAAGATCGCCCGTCGTATTACTTGAAAAACCAGTCGTAAATCCGCTGTTTAATAAGATGGAATCGTGTGTGATTCACGGGATGATCAACCTCTCGGGTAGCCTTCCGGATCGTTCCGTCTACATCCTGAATCTGCACTGGAACTTGCAGCGTCCATCTCTTTTGATGTTTGTATCTGGCTACTTCTATTCGAGCTATATCGCGCGCGTGTTCGTAGTCAGGATCAACAACTCTTAAATTTGGTTTCATGCTGCAAAAAACTCCTTTTTCGTAACTACTGAGTGCCCGTATTCACGCGCTGGCCTCTTGAATGATTTTGTCGATCACACGCGCGGCTTGCTTCGGAGTTTTAAGGTCGTAGCGGTAGAATAGTCCCTTAGTTCCTTGCGCCTCCTCCTTACTAAGCCCAAGTAGTTTTTGGGCGGCATCCAGCGGAGACTCGACTATCCGACCTGACGGGCTAAACCACTCAAACTCATTGAAGCTATTCCAACGGGGCTTGAATCCAGCGAGGCTTAGGGCGTGTCCTGCAATGCACATAGCCGTGCCGCACTCCGTCTTATGTGCGAGGACATTCATATTGAAATGCTTCCTATGGCGCATCCGCAAGAACCGCGTTCGTAGTCGTTTCAGCAACTCAACGTTTGTCTTTGTCATCGTAATCACTCAACCTTTCTGGCTCGCGCGAAGCGCGGCCTTTCCTAAATAATTCGATTTCTACGCCGCGATGCTTTAGCGATCCGATTCCGCCGACGCCATTTGCATACGCGATTCCATTTTGTGTTATTGCGCGGCATCTTGTGCTCAGCGTATTCTCGAAATAATGCTTGTCCTGTTTTCACTAAACTTCTCCTACCGTCTCATTTCCTTAACGTTAGAGGGACTTGCTTTGAGTTCTAACTGCTTCCCTAATCCGGTTAGGAATTGTTGAAGCGCAGTAATAATTGCTAAAGTCTCTTCTCTCTGAACTGGTTGGCTTGACTCTTTTCCCGCGCCTGATTACGATCCTCGCCTCTCTTCCAACCGTGCGGCGTCTCGTGGGCGAACCTGTGAGGCGTTTTCGTGTCTTTAGGCCGGCATCTCTACGCGCTCATACTTTTTGGGAAATTTCTTGATATAGCGCGGGAAACCCAGCTTTAATATTTCGTCCAACGCCTGCGACCGCGTATGCCCACGCAGTTCTGCGGCCTCGTCCAATCTGGTTTTGAATTCCAGAGTGCTTCGCGTTGAAATGATTGGATTGTCTTCTTGTTTAATCTGTTCGCTCATAGCGTATACCAATATACCGTATATCGGTATATGTCTGCAAGCGTCAATGTGACCGATGGTGTTTTACGGACTTGGAAAGGAGCGTTTACATGTATACAGTTCTCGGCAACGGTATGCCGCGAAAAAAGCCAGTAGGCCCGGTAGTTAATTTCCAACTCAAGCTGTACGGCGAGGAAGCAGAACGTTGGCTGAAAATCAGAGACCAAGCAAAGAAGCGGAACAACTACATAGGCGATACTGGCATCAATAGACGGTTGCTAGGACTCGATCCTGATAAGGCTGGGGAAGTCACGGAGAGAGACCGTGCGTTCTTTTTAGGCCCCCAATCAAGCAAACCAGCGGAAATGCTTGGCCGCACGCCTAGCGGCAAAGCCCATATCAAGGACGTGTCCCCCAAAGTTAGACACAGATAAGATCAAGGGTATTCCTTTTCAATGGAAAGTTGTAGCGATCCGGCCTCTTACGAGGTCTCGGATACTGTTGTTTTACCAACACTTGACCTCAACGAGTTGCTTCTAGAGCATCCCGCCGCTAGCTTTGTGTTTCGCTGCGACGAAAACCTGCTCATAGTTGACCGCGCCCAAAGACCCTACGAAGGATGCCTGGTTCTCGTAAAAACGTCTCACAGCTACCTTGTCGAGCTGTATACAGGCCAACAGACGTGGGGTGTCGTAACCTACCAACTCCACAAAACTGCCTAAGCTAAAACCGAAAACGAATTCGGTCACATTGACGCTGGACTTGTATACAAATATAGCGTATACATCTATACGCGAATCCGGCAGGGCCAAAAGGTTAGGTGTTGGGTGACTGAGAAACAAGAAATCAAAAAGAGCGGTTCTGAGGATTGCCCTCATTGCGGAGGCCGGCGAGAGCGCGAGCTCAGAGGCGTGCTGGTGCTCCTAATCGTCCTGCTCACCTTCGGAATCGGATACATCAAGTTATTAACTGGAGCCGCTGACGACACTCTTGTACCGCCGTGGGCTGCAGGTCTTAGCGGAGCCGCCGTGTCGATGTATTTCATGTCTCGTTCAGGAGAGCGGATGAGGGAGATGACGCGAGAGATATGTCGGAAACAATAAAGCAGAAACAAGGGCGTCAATGCTATGGCCCGGAGCTGGTTCGGTGATTCATGGTGAGGTTCGGGCCGGCAGTCTAGGCGATGTTTGGTACGTCATGGATGGTCGCGGTTAGGTTCGGTACGTCAGGCTCGGTTCGGAAGATTAGGCCGATCAAGGCAGTGTTAGGTAAGGCGGGGCAGGCGAGGAGTGGAATCCCAGCGGCGAGTCAAGGAGCGGGTAGGAATGGCACGGCAGGTGCGGCGGGGCAGGCGAGGAGAGGACACGCTTGGATCGCAGCGGTGTTGTCCGGTTTGGCAAGGTAGACAGGGAAAGGCGGCGATTGGCCTGTAAGGGCGAATCGTGGCGAGGAAAGGTAATTCAATTCAACTTTACTGAAGGAGAAAGAATGGGAACGAAAGCAACAAAACAATTAGCAGATAACGCAGACGAAATGATGGCTAACGCAAAATCGTTAGTCATTCAGCAACCAACAATTTTCAGCGTGTCATTAGAGGTTCAAGGCACGGCTGACTTAATTCAAAACCGATTCAGTCAGAAGTCGGTTGAGCAGATGCTTCGCAAACACATGGGCATCAGCGTCCAACGTGAAAGCAAGAAACCTCGCGAAGTTTTGGAAGATGCGACGGTTCTCAATACGGATGGAAAAGTTTGTATTCCGCCCACGTCATTCAAACTGGCAATGATCGCGGCGGCGAGTCAGGTTAAGAATCTCAAGAAAACACAGCTCCGCACAGCTTTGTTTATTCAGGGCAACTCGATCCCTATCACTTACCGCGAAATGGTTCCGCGCATGGATATTACGCGCACGTCCGGTATCGGGCGCACGCCAGATGTTCGCTTCCGTCCGTCATTCCAAGACTGGAAAGCAAGAATGACGATCCAGTTTGCCGACACGCTGTCAGTTCAAAGCGTGGTCGATTTACTCAACCGCGCGGGGCAAGTTGGGGTCGGGGAATGGCGCCCTGAGAAAAACGGCGTGTTTGGAACATTCAAAGTTTCCCGTCACGTTGATACGCCAAAAGAGATTAGCGAAATCGAAGCACAGTGCGCGGTTCCGTTAGTGCCGTTGCGAATTCCTGATTGGGCACTTGACATGGACATTAACCCCGAAGTCTTGCAGAAGATTTTCGCGGCTCAAGGCGAATCTGAAGAAGTTGCCGCGTAGTAGCAGAGGCAACGCAATTCGGGGCACGGCTTGTTGGGGCACGGATTGGCAGGCGGGGCTTATTTAGGCTTGGCATTAGAGGCACGTGAAGGCACGGTAAGGCGGGTGGGGCAATGAGTGGATGGTTAGGATTGGCTGCGTCTGGAGAGGTGAGACAAGGCAGGCGAGGAGAGGCACGACGCGGGAGCCTGGGCGTGGATTCGGAAGGGCTGGGCGAGGCAGGCAGGGACAAGCTAGGTCGGGTTTGTACGGGCGAGGAAAGTCCGGGTAAGGCAATCACGGCAGGCATGGCTAACTAGGACAGGCTTGGAAAGGACGGGCGAGGCCCGGCACACATCAACTTTAAGGAGACAAAAACATGAGTACAGATATAACCAAAATTGCGGGCACGGAAATTCAGTATCTGCCGACAGAAGTGAAGCGCGAAAGGAAAGCGGTGGTTGTAGATCGTGAGCTAGAACGCATCTACAGCCAACACCAAAGAATTACCGTTGATGATGTTCTGGCGGACGCTTTGAACGATGAAAGCCCACTACATAGTTACTTTGAATGGGATGACGCAGCGGCCGGTGAAAAGTACCGGCGAGTGCAAGCCTATTCACTAATTATGAGCAGCAAGTTCATTGTTCAACTTGTACAAGATGGCAAGGTAGAACCCAGAACAATTTCTCAGTCAGGACAAGTCCGCAAGCTCGTTAGCGCATTTCGGGGTGAAGGATTCCGAATGCGAAATGAGGCACTAGCGGACGGTGAAATGCGCCAGGCGATTATCGAGGGCAAGAAATCTGTCTTGCGCTCTTGGTGCGAGTCCACCATTGACATTCAAGAATTGCAACCATTGCGCGAGTCGATTCTGGCGAAGTTGTAATGATCGAAATTACGCAAAACTTTCGAACTAAATATCGCTCCTCGGTTCAAAAGGCGAGGCGGGAGAAGATCCGCGTAGTTCGACTGGAAAACGATCTGTACTACGTCGCACGCCGTGCATCAGGGCATGGACGTTATCTCGTCCGTTTTTTCCATAAGAGCGATTCAGTCAGCGCGGTATGTGCCACGGTCTACAACGAATCGTGTAAGGGATGCTGGCAAGGGCGGTGCTGTACGCATATCGCCGCAGCGGTTGAGCGCGGGATTAAGCATGGCCGAGAGAAAAGAAAGAAGGCAGCGTGAACTTTCCTTTAGAACACACAAAATTACCTCTTACAGATGAGGAGAGATGGCCAGAAGAAATGAACGACGATCCTGTTAATGAAAACCAGAACCAAGGCATTCCAACGGGTAAGGTTTCCGAAAACAGTTCGGTGAGCGTTGCTCCGTCCGATCTGATTACGGTTTGCGATCACTGTCTACAGGCTTCTTGCTGGCAGGCAATCTTCTTCTGAGATGCCGAACTAGCGGCTCTTTGAAACCTGAATCCTGACTCGTACGGGCTTAGCCTGTCGGGAGCGCAAGCGGCGCGGAACTCGATCATAAACCGGGACGCTGGGGCGATTGAGAATGACCACTTAATGCGCGTTCGGGATTCAGGTTTGAGAGAAGCCTGATACCAGCGAACAAAAGGGATAACAGCCGCACGTTAGAAGAATGTAGTTTGCCGGAATTAAAAGAAAGAGGATTTGAAATGTTAGAACTTGAACTTCCAGAACTAATCGAAGTCGTTGAGGACTGCTCTGTTTGTGATGGGAAGGGTGAAGTCGTTGATGATTGGCCGCGCCGAGCGAATCGCCCAGGTGAAGAGCAGATGATGAATTGTGCCAACTGCGGCGGAACCGGTGAGCTAGTAAAAGAAATTTGTCATATATGCCAGAAGTCAGAATTCGAGTGCAAGTGTTTTGATGGAGGAGCCAAATGACCACAATCACAATGAACCAAGCTAACGAATCAGAGCCGACTGCGGCTGTAGAAGAAACGCATACGCCAACGCCATGGACAGTGCAGCGACTTCATCACGCTAACGACGAACTATGGTTGCAAATAGGTTTCTTCGATAACGATGGGCGTGAGATCGGCCCTATCTGCGAACTTGTGGGCGGCGCGGTGAAGATGTATCGGCCCGTTGCTGAGTTTCAACACTTAATTGCTCCAGAAGCAGAAGTGCGAGCCAACGCTGAGTTAATCGTTAAGGCTGTCAACTCCTACGCCACCAACCGACAGACTATCGCCACCCTGCGGGATGCGGCACGGATGGTTGTTGATTGGTACGAAGGCACAACTAAGGATCTGCCTGATAGAACCGCGATGTATAACGCGGCCTGCGCTGCGCTCGCTATGCTCGCTATGATCGAGAAGGAGAAGTAATGGGAGTTGATCTAAGGCTGCTACCGTTCGATGCCGATCACGGCGATGGCCTTTCGTTCTCGCATACGATTCTGGAAGTCGGACGCAATTACGATCTGCACGACAAGATTAGAAAGTTGCGCTCAATGCCTGTGCCTGCGAACTTCACGAGCTTTTGCGGTCTTGGTGATGACGGCGAGCTTACCTATGGAGTAACGATCGAAACTCCCTATGGTGAACCATTGGAATACGTGCTAGCAGGCGAATTTATTGGCACTGAGTTCCAGTAATGACTTTTGTTCAGGATAAGTTGGAAGAGGAATAGAACAGGTGAGCAATTCAGAAATACAAGCCGAAACCGAAATGATCGCCAAGTTGCTCCGTGAACAGGAGCGCGATGGTTGGCGAGTCGAAACCAATATCGAGAATGTGCCGAGCGAAACAGGTCAGTACGCCTTGCGAGACGGTCTCGCTAGTA